GTTCCATTATCCTTAAAAATCAAAATATTTGGCAGTTTGATATCCCCAGATGACAAACTGACTTTATCAGACCATTTATCAAAACCTTGTAACCTTGCAATGTTAAGAATATTTTCATATTCTTCCTGTGTTTTTACAAACACGCTTTTCCCTGTTAAATTAATCATCAGAATCCCATCCTCCCGTAATCTCGTCAATACACTGGTTTCGTCCTTCTACAAATCCCGCATCAAATGTATTAGCCGGATAGTCTCCATTATCTTTCTCTGGCAAATCCATAAGTGGACACCAATCAGGAATCGTTTCTGCTTCTTTATCAAGTACACATCTTTCCGCAATCGGGCAATAAATACAGGTTTCCAGACTGTTACTGTGATTTTGCCCAATTAAGCAGGAAACGCAACCATGCTCTGGCGTATCAATCACTAATACTGATTTACTCATTCAACTCCACCACCTTTCACGATATCCAGCAAATCATCAATAAGTGCATCTGAACAATCTTCACTACATATTGTGTTTTCACCATCATTGTGTTTACATGATTTACAATCAAAATTTGCTTCTCTTTGTTCCATCTGCTCAATAACCTTATCTACGTCAAAAACTGTCGGCTGTTTATTGATACAATCAATAAGCTCTTTCTGGTCAGAACTAATACTTGTGCCAATTTCCCAAATTTTGATGTATTTAATTAATTCGTCTGTATCAATCAGTCTGCTCATCTCTCATCCTCCCACACCCCCAATAACCGCATTCTCTCATACAGTACAGCGACGGTCTTGCGCCTGTATCCGTAGAAGTCTTTCGGATTCATCGGGATATATCTTTCTCTGCTGATTTTCCTGTAACTTTTTCGGTGCAGGATATTATCAATAACCATATCCGCTATCACCGTGTTTTTCGGGCAGGCTGACAAGGCAGCACTGGCAAGCAGGTATCCGTACTCTGCCGGGAAGTCTTTCAGCATCGTGTTCAATTTTTCAATGTCCTCTGCCGGAATACCGTAGTCTTTCAGCTTTTTGTTCCTTGTCAGCATACTGTTGCTCCTTTCTATTCGTCTGGGTGGTGTTTGTCGTACATGATCGCTACGCATACAAGACCAGCCACTCCGAATATGGTTCCAAGGGCGAATCCTAATATGAATGTGATCATGATTTTTCCTCCTCACGCATTATTTCCTTTACACATTCTCTACAGTAACAACCTTCAAGTCCCTCTATTTTATAGAGAAAGCACATCCAGTTTCTGTTCCAGACGCCTTTATCATTACATCTCTTGCAACTGCCCTGTCCTTCTCCTTTACATTGCGTTATTTTTATCATGTTCAGTCCTCCTTATATGGTTCTGGTAGTGGCATCCAAGCAACAACTTTTTCATACGACTTCAAATCAATCCACACTAATTCGCCATAATAATTATTGTTAATAGAAAGCCACTCACTTCGGCAGTAGCATTTGTTTGAAATTTCATTATAAATACATGCCATATAGTAATCGGATTCTTCAGGCAATCTCTCACTCACCGGAATCCATCCGTTTTCTTTCTCGTCCTGTTCCAGATCATCTTTAAGCTGCTCAAGCATTTCCAGAACATCCGCAACATAAAGTCCATCGTACTTACCGTACTTTGAATACTCACTTTTGTACTGCTTTAATCTGTCTTTGATATGGCCCATATTATCTCATCCTCTCTCAATGTCCGCTTCTTACCATGCAAAACAGCAGTTCTGTCATGGATCTTTTTCTTGATCCATTGTGGTTACACTTTATAGCAACCGATAATTTCCATTTTTCCACATCCCCATCTAGTGGTGTTGGGTTTTCGAATTCTTCGAAAACATCTCTCTGATACGGAACTGCAACCATTACTCCCATGTTGCCTATTTCCGCGTAACATTCCGGAAAATTCTCACGTATATGTTGGGCAAATTTTCCATTTTTTAAATCAGGTAAAATCTCTTTGTAGCACTCCATTGTTGTCACAAGGTAGTTTTTTTCGCCAATAAAATTTAATCCATTTCCGCTGTAAATATCCTCTTTGCAACTTTTGATTTCATAGCATGCAAATATTCCTTTTTCGATTGCTGAGATAGAGCACTGATTTTCCGGAATAAATTGCATGTAATCTACTCTTCTTGGCTTTCCTGCTGCGTAGCCATAATCAAGGCTTACTTCTCTAGCCCAGTATTTACCTGGACCAGAAAAACGGCTTTTTTCCAACAATCTGCTAAGAAATTTTGTTATTTCAGATCTTTTCATACTTCCACCTCCTCATAAGTTTCTCTGAATATATCTGGTTTACATGGATAAAATTCACCGTGAACACCGCAGATGATATAATCGCCAATATTCGCCAGATGTTCGCCCTCAAGTGTTTTGATAACCAATCCGCCCGGAACCTTCCAATGGTCAATATAGAAATTCTTACCTTCTGCCGACATGTACTGGTCTGTACACTGATAGTCCGTCAGGAAATCGAACATTTCTCGCTTATTTGTGCCAATCCACTGTACTGCGTCAATTACAACTGGTTTCTTCCTGAATTTCATACTTCCACGCTCCCATCTTCTGGCATCTGAAACAGGATTGATTTTCTTATCTCATTTCCATAGCCTTTTAATACAGCAACTCCATGTGCCACACTTTCTTTTGTATCATAGCTTCCTGTGTATGCTGATCCCGCCAGCCCATTGCCAACAATTTCGCCAGATTTGTATTCCATGTATGCATCCTGAATCATATCCAGTACTTTCATGGATTTTGCTTTGGTGGAATAATGACCCAATGAAATATATTCATCTTCTCCTGGATTCATCTGGCTCCAACAAATAATTTCTTTGCCATTAATGTTATTGATATTTATAACAATGTTTTCAAACTTTACCAGAGACATCTTATTCTGACTTCTGATTAACATTTTGTGTCCTCCTTATCGTTCGCTCTTTTATTCCATGCTCCTATTGCATACTCGGGATTGTTATAATGTCCTGTACCGCAAAGACAGTTACCGCATTTTACAAGATACTGAGCATTACCCAAATATCCCATTTCATCATCGGTAAAAATTTGCGCCTCTTCTCCACAAAACGGACACGGTTTTAATTTATCCATTTTCCATCCTCACTTTCCCCATGTAAGCAACTGACACGCTATTAATTTGGATTTACGTTCATTTTTCTTGCTATGGCTTCTATAACTGTCACTGTCACTCCGTTTCCTGCCTGCTTGTATAGCTGACTGTCTGAATTGACGAACTCTGCTTTCTCAAAATAGTCATCCGTCCATCCTTGCAGTCTGAAACATTCCTTCGGTGTCAGTTTCCTGATTGCTATGTAGCATTGATATTTTTCATACCAGACTGCATATACAGTCAATTCTTCCGACACTTGAACGAATATCCCCTGATTGTAACTTGTGTCTAATGTGTTTTCTTTAACTTTGATTGCAACTCCATGCCGGTCCTGTCCTGTCAGTGTGAACATTGGCTCGCCATCTTCTTTAAATCTTCTTCCGTTCTGACGTTTTTCTGCACGATCTGGTGTCAACACTGGAATTGCTATTTTAGGCTCCGTGTTTCCTCCCGGCTTCGTACTGATTGTTGGTGCTAATCCATCGCCACTATAAACTCTATCTCGCTGTGAATTTCTACCACTAAGACAACCAAAAAGATTTAACGAAACACTATTTTTTCCGTCTGTTCCTTCGATAGGAAATACTTTTGCGGTACTTCTTCCTCTAAGATGTCCGATAATAAAACATCTTTCCCGGTTTTGTGGCACTCCGAAATCTTTGGAGTTGAGCACCTGCCATTCTGCATCATACCCCCGCTGCTCCATTTCAATGAGCAGTCTGGCGAAATCCCATCCTCCATTAACACTAAGAAGATTTTTAACGTTCTCAATGAAAAGGTAAGTGGGTTTATCTTCTTCTTTGAGTTGTCCGATAAGGTACATAACTCTGAAAAACAGGCTTGAACGGTTCCCTTGAAATCCGGCTTGCTTTCCTGCAACGGATATGTCCTGGCAAGGGAATCCGAAGCACCAACAGTCTGCTTTGGGAATGTCTCCGGCATACACTCTTCGAATGTCATTTGCATACCATTCTCCATTTCTGTATTCCTCCTTTAATATTTCCTTCTGTCTTTTCTTGATAGGAATATCTTCCAATGCCTTTCGCTGCTCTTCTGTCAGCAAGTGCATTGAGATGTAACTCGCAGTGGCAAATTTATCGAATTCGCAAAAACCAACGCATTCATGCCCCGCTAATTCCATTCCTCTGCGAAATCCTCCGATTCCTGCGAAAAAATCTATAAATTTCATTTTAAACTCCCATCTTCTTAACCAGATTCTTATTCAATCCCTCTTAACATCAAGCTTAATTTGCTGTAACAAGGGCAAATTCTTGTATGATCGAAAATATCTTCCAGTAAAACACAATGCGGAAAAAGCTGTTTTACCTCATAGATATGCTCTTTTTCTTCCCCATCACGTTCTACGTATTTGATTCTTTTGCCAACATGCAAATCAAACGTTTTACTTATATATGCTTTAAGCCCATATATGTTCACTTTGCTCATTTTTGTGCACCAATCCTTCCTTAAAAGCCACTATTGCAGCTTCCTTACTGTGATGTATTTTTGTAATGGTTTTACATTCTGTGCATTCGCACCAATATAAATCTCCTCCATAATGCCGGTTATAATCTGCGAAAACATGAAAACGATTCCCGCATTTAGGGCAAATCCTACTTTTACCATTTTCAACATTAATTCCCATTCTTTCATTAAACATCGAACATTTCCTCATCTTCATCGTCAGAATCGAAGTCTGACGTTTCTTCGCAATCAACTGATTTATTTCTGGACATATTCTTGCCACGTTCCACCAGTTCTGCTCTCTGTTCTTCAGTCAGTTCTCTTGGTGCTCGTAATTTCACATATTTTCTTGGAACATGAGCATATATAGAGCCATCATTATTCACGGCAATAATCTTAACGTCTTCTGGTCTCTTCTTTGCAAGTTCAAGAACTTGATTTTTAAATGCAATTTCAGAAGCGGTAACTCCTGCAAACTCGCTTCCTTTGATCCATTCAATACAGTTTTCATTACAATTTTCTGCCATGATTAGTCCTCACTTTCTCCAAATCCAAATTCTTTATTTATATTTATGGAATCAAATTCAATTTTAATTCCCATTGTTTCTTTTGCTTCCTGGTATGCTTTTTCAATTCCGACTTCTTCAATGTGTTCTTTGGCAGGGTTTAGATTTTCTAAGAATCTCTGATTGGATTTTGTAAATCCCCATGTTTTCTTAATTGCAAACAAACTGATAAGAACATTTGCAACTGCGATATAGTCCTCTGCTTTCCACAGCTTTTCCTGCGATTCTGAAATAAGTTCTTCTGATATTTCTTTGCGTATTTCATCTTCACGCTGCATCAGATACAGTTTTAAGGACTCAACTCTTGCACCTGTCACCTTTGAAATTTGTTCCAGGCTGAAATTGCTGAAATTGTACGGTGCATTTAAGCGTGTTTTCTCAGATACTTTCTGCTGCCTTCTTCTCTCGGCCCTGTTCATGCTCTCACCAATCCTTTCAGCTGGCTTGTAATTAAGACAAATTCTTTCAAGAGTTTTCTGTCTAATGGTGTATTTCCGGTCACGGTATTATCGCCATCATAGACAACTGCGTATTTTTCGTTAATCAGTCTTGCGGATGAAACCGCATTCAAAACTTCTTGTCTGGAGCATTTCAGCATTTGCGAAATATCATCAGCGGTCATATCGCCAATCCATTGTTCATTCTCGAAAACACTGTATATTCTCATACTTCTTCCACCTTCTGATATTCATATCCAACAAGGCGGAACGCTCGCGGAGTATTCGGATGCGCAGTAGCAATCAATCCATCAAGTTCAAGCTGCCTCATATGTCGTTGTACAGTTGCTTTTGATATACCAAGGCTTTCGGCAATTTCTTTAAATGACGGTGCGTATCCATATTTTGTAAAATATCTGATAAGAAACAGATAAATTTCTTTTCTGTTCTCTTGTCCCTCGAGATACTTTCTTTCGGTGTTATATTTACTTACCATAGTTGCCTCATTTCTTTTAACCTCTGGGTTCAGATCACGTTCATATGCCAAGGAAGTTGCGTGAATCAATCCAAGCCCAGAGGGCGTGCACATATTTAGTTGTAATTATTTGGGATTTTGTCTGCCAGAACCGGCAACTTTATCATTTGTAAGATTCTTCATCAAGAAGATTATTGAATTTTTCAAGTGCTTTTATAGACACCTTGTTGTTTGATTTCTCTGGTTTGATTGACACATCTAAGTGAGTATCAATGATATGCTTTAATTCTCTTGCAAGGGCAATTTTGCCTTGCTTCAACCCATCGCGGTAACCTTTTGCTGGTCGGTAATCAGCGATCTTTTCTTTCCCTTCATCCTGTCCGCCACCTGTCTTGTTTTTTATAATCCATCCGGCATCAATCGCTCTTTGAATGTACTCTCTTTCTTTCTCGTCAAGTTCATCAATCGGGCAATGAAAGAAATCAATCTTATAACCGCTCTTATTGCTTTCTGAATACAGCCCATGAGCTTTCATAGAAAGGTCAATATGTTGCTCGTATCCAGTCATATGTTGTGCTAGCCTGGTTAATATTCCTTTTGACTGTCCTACGTACCCGTGGGTTTCCGTTCGCCACAACATGTATATCCCGGCTTCATCATCCAATTTTGGATTGACTTTTAAAAGCCTTTTCTTATTGCTTGCTTCGATAGCCTTAACCTGACGAAATTTTTTATAATCCACTAGGAATCACTCCTTTTCAATCTGGTCAATAAGTTTCTTGCACTCATCTTTGACATAAGCAAGTGAACAGATTTTGAAATCCGTTTCGAATCCGAAATCTTTGCTTGACTCTCTCCAGAAGTCTTCCATTGTATTAAAAAGTCTTTTAAAGTCTGGGTCATCTCCAAAATACTGTTTTGCTGCATCAACATCATATCCATCAAAACAATGAGCACAATCAAATCCAATCCACCATGTATTATCATCGTTGCAATCATATAGTGATGGTTCTGCATAAGTAACTCCGCCATGACAGTTAAGATAGCCTAAATCGACAACTCTTTTCTTTGCTAACTTGTGGCTGTAAGGCACTCCAACGTATCCACATCTGTATGCCCCCGGCATAAACAAAACTACATATGGATAACCTTTGTATGTGGATTTTGTTTCTAAAACTGGTTTCATTTAATCACTCCTTAATTAAACGGAAGTTCATCGTCCATAATTGACGGCATATCCATGAATCCACTTGTGTCCTGTTCTGGGCTTGGAACTGGTGGCTGCGACTGTTCTTCTGACTGGCTCTTCTTGCTCTCCACAAACTCATGCGTTTCCACAAGGCAATCATTTGTGTATACTTTCTTTCCGTCCTTATCAGTGTAATTTCCAGTCTTCCAAGTTCCGATAACTGCAATCTTCATTCCTTTATACAGATATTTTTCGGCAAACTCGCCATTCTTTCCAAGTGCAACGCAATTTATAAAGTCTGATGTGCGTTCATTGTTTTTACGATACTGTCTCTCAACTGCAAGTGTATATCTGGCAATTGTTATATTATTTGTTCCCATTCGGACATCTGGATCTTTGATTAAACGTCCAATTAAAATTACTTTATTCATGTTTTTTCTCCTTAGAAATCGTTGTAAACAACTTCTCAACTTTTTCGATTGCATCATTCCAGCCCTTGTTGTATCGACAAAACAACGGGTCAATGTCTTCTGGATTACTGTGAGTTGACGGCTTCTTTAATTTTTTAAGTGATTCTAAGAAATGTTCCATGTATCTTCCTCCTCATAATCATTGCAATAAAGTGAACCGTAATCCCATGCTAACGTACAACAGTTACGAAACCTGCATTTGCTACAGTCTGTCATTTCCATGAAATTTCTCCTTTCAGAACGGGCATAAATTCAAATCAACTTCCAGTCCAGCCCGTCCGATCTGAACCAGAACATTGTTTCCTGCGACTTCCTGTATTTCTTTTTGTATTTTACGGACATCTGATGCCTGACCACTTAAATGTACCAGTGTTACCGTTCGAAGCGATTCTGTGCGATTTTGCTTAATGAATTGCTTACAAGTTGATAAAGAGCAATGCCCTTTCAACCTGTGCCTGTAGTTGGCTTCTGCTTTGTCCACCAATTCTTCACAGTAGTTGCATTCAATTACCAGATGATGTATATTCATTTTCTGGAAATTATATTTGCTGTACTCAAAATCAGTCATATACAGAAGTCTACCCATTTCCTTGTGTCCTACCAGATATCCATAGTTCGAGCAAGGTACAAGCTGATTTGCTTCTTTATCATATGTCGTATGCGGCAGCTCAAATGGAGTTACGATAAACGAACCAACTCTAAATGGATGCCTTTCTGGAACACCTTTCATCAGTTCACCTGTTCTAATGGTCATATCCTCAACTGTCTCGTCATTGGTGTAAATCTGAATGCCTGCATTCATTATTTCCTTGAATGCTTCGGTGTGATCTCCGTGCCCATGTGAAAGAAGTACAGCTTCAACATTGCTTATCTGGTAGTCAATCCCTCTAAGGATTTTCTTGTAGTTGCATCCGCAGTCAAGAAGAACAATCTCGCCTGTACTTGACCGCAAAGCGTAACAATTTCCTTTAGTACTTCCTGTTGAAATTACTCGCATGAACATTTTGAATCACCTCGCTTTCTGTGCATTGCATTTATGATTCTAAGATATTTTCAACTTCGCATATAGTTTTCTCTAAATCGGAATAGGCATATGGTATGTCTTTTCCTCTATTTAGACTCTCTAATTCCGCATAAATTACTTTGTACATGCTATCTCGCATTAATTTGAGTTCCCTCAACGTAAGTTCAATGGTTATTACCTGTTCCCAGTCCTTCTTGCTGTCTACTCTCTTCATGCTTCATCACTCTTTCTTAGAATTCTTAGAACCCCATAACTTTCTAAAATATCTCGGCAACTCTTAATCAATAAATATTTTTCAGATGACTCAAATTTTATTCCGGCTTCTTTGAAAAGAGATTCCAAAACATCACCGTCTGCTATTGCCAAGCATACTCTAACAATATCTAATTCCTTTAAAGTCATCTCAATTCTGATGCTTTGATTTAAGCCTGCTTCTTTTATTTCTCTCATACTTCATCATCCTTTGGAAATCGAAATGCTGATACATTATCATGTGTTACCGCATCGTGGTAAGCACGGTTCAACATTTCCATAACTTTTTTGGCTTTTCCATCTGTCGAATAACGAGCCATAATTGTTCCTTTTTCACCAACTATCGGCACATATGCTATTATGATATTTCCTGTTCTACTTAATGATGTGATTTCATAAGGAACATCAAATTCTCCGCTCTGGCTAATTAATCTCACTTCATTCTCCTTTCAACACTTTTTCTTGAGAAACTTTTATTAACCGGTTCATTTAACGCTCTTTCAAGTTCCCATCCGCTTCTTAATCGTTTTATCAGTGTGTCTCTGGACATTCCTTTTTCTCTAGCCCATTCAGAGATATTCTTTTTGGTTCCTTTGTATTCCAACATATGCGTATGACGGCTATTACTATTCTGCACCATCATTGTTACCCAGCGGCAATTATCGGGTTCATAATTTCCGTCATTATTTATGCGATCAATAGTTAATTCTTCTGAATATCCATGTGAATAAGCCCAATTATAAAAATTAATAAAGCCATCTTCGCCCAGCCATTCATTGCAGACTCTTATTCCACGGCCACCGTAATTTTCAAATTCTTTTGCATATTTTCTGTAACAGCGGCTCTTCATATTATTATATATTCGATATAATCTTGAATTGGAATGTCCATGTTTTTTATTATATCTATTTCCCATTATCTCCTTCCCTTCTTATCTACCAACGAAAACCTGTATTTCTTCGGGTATCGTCTGGCATTGCTCGTAACTATTAATGTATGCTTTGCAAGTTGCTTGGCCTTTGTTATTACCTTTAAATCTTCATTCGCCATCAATCATCATTTCCTGATTCAAAGATTGAAGAAGAAAAGATACAAACTGGGCGAACACCACTTAAGCCGCCGTAACAGTCGCGGCTGACATAGCCCGAAGGGGAAACAACGGTACTTGTTGTACTGCAATCATTTACTGGTGTACTCCATGGCGTAATCAACCACCACCATTTCGGCATGTTCGGCAGTAATTTACGATATTTTCGGTATTCATCCACCGTCAAAAGTGAAATCCTATCTTTACAATGTCCATATTCTGTCTGGCCGTCCATAGAAAGTAAATCTCGATCAAACTCAATAACTGCATCTTTTCCAAACTCGTCCGTAATTTTTTTAAGAAAACGAGTGTTTAATTCATTTCTCAGTTTACTTGAAATCCAGTTATTTGAATCCGAATCAAATGTTCTTTCTTTTCCATCAAATCCATTCAAAATGGCAAAACATCCTTTTTCTGTCTTATCCAGAATCAGCCATTCCATACCAGCAAGTTCAATAGCTTTTCCGATTTCCGGCTTTCCGATGTGCTTTTTCTTGAATTCCGTGAACTCTTTACTTAATCTGGATAATTCATCCTCAAAATATTTCAGATTTTTCTTCATAATCATTCCTCCACCCTAGATACAAAAATATTGGATTTTAAGATACAAACTGGACGAACGCCAATAACGTCGACGTAAAAGCTGCTGATGATAAGGCCCGAAGGGGAAACAACGGCTAAGCTTTTCCCCCAACCACGTTCTTCCGTTGACCATGGCGATAATGTCCAATACCAATCGTTCAGATCATTGTTCGGTGTAATATCTGTGTATTCTCGTGTTTCATCAAATGTAATTGGACGGATTTTGCATTTAACACTTCCGACTTTCTGTCCATCTGCTGTAATGATTTCAGCGGTATGTTCTTCAATATTCTCCGCCCCGAATTCTTTTTCGAAGTCTTTCAGAATTTCAGTGTCACACAGTTCCTTTACATTTGATGTTTTGTAATCTGAGGTATCACCAAACTCTACATTTTCTTTCACCAGATCAAGCGAAATAATTTTCGTTGTATCTCGATACTGTTCCAGAACCTTGTATTTACGTTTACCAGTGGTCTGAAATACTTCTCCTCGTTTCAGTGTTGACAACTCAACCTTTCCGGTTTCTTCCTGCTTTTCCAGAAGTTCGACCAGTTCCTTGGCTTTCTTTAAAATTTCTTTATTGTTCATATCACATTTCCTCCTGTTTCATAAAATCCGGAATCTCTGGTTCAACAACTGCTGCCGGAACTGGTTCTTTCTCGGCTGTCTTTACGGCTTCTGCAACTGTCGGCTGCTTCGGCTGTTCCTCGATTACCATTGGTTCTGGGATGAATTCTTCTTTGTTGGCGTGCTGTTCGATTTCTTCCTGCACTTCTCTGTATGTAGCATCCATTGTGTTATATTCATAAGCCTGCACCGGATTATCCCATTTCTTAGGAATGGACTTCATAATGTTGTTACGCATTTTACGAATAATCATGGATTCTCTTGACTGTGTTTCGTAATAAGACGGTGAAATGTATGGTCTTAATTCCTCACAATCAATGATTGCTTCCAGTTCCCCAATATCAGCAACCTTTTTCATAACTTCTTTTTTCTTTGCTTCAATCTGAGCTTTCTGTGCGTCTGTAGCTTTGTATCTGTCTGTACAGATACCGAATGTTTCGTTCTGGAGATTGTTCTTGATATGTGCCGCAAGATTCTTCAGTACATCTGCTCTTTCACAAGAAAGATATTCAATATGTCCGTCCTTATACTGAATCGGATATACGACGCGAACCACTTTTCCAATTCCGGATTCTTCCCATTCCGGCGGTGTGATTTCCACACCCTTATGTCTTGGTGGGATATACTTATCACCTTCTCTGACTTTCCAGTACGGAAATACTTTAGATACATTGACACCGTATCTACTTACAAGAGCATCGTTTCCGTCGCCCTCAATCGCAAATTCGATTTTCTTCTCCCACTGAGGTTTCTGCCCTTTCGCCGCTATGTTTACGTTTCTGATCTGGAAATAACATTCTCTTGGCTGTGCGTTTGCGTTCAGCTTTAATGCTGCTACTTTGCTCAGAATAAATTTAAGATTAGAACCATTAATTGCTTCAAAGCTCACTCCGCTTTCATGTACCATCTGGAAAATAGATCCCATTGCCGCTACTACACAATCTTTTGAATAGGAATCGAAATCCATTCCTCTTGAAGTCAAATCTCTTTCCATTAAATCGACATACCGATTTGTGTAGTAGGAAAGCTGCGTGTTAAAATTTGCTACCTGTGTGTTTTCTGCCATTTTAATTCTCCTTTTCTTAATGATTTACTACTTTTGCATCATGAACGGAATTATATGTTATTCTTTTCACTCCAAACGGGCTTCCAGTCTTTACAAACCTGTGGTAATGTAAATCGCAGTATCCCCTTCCGTGGCATGGCTTATCGCATCCATTAACTGAACAAATATTTCTCTTCCTTGGATTTTCGTTCATGTATTTTTTTAAACTTTCTCCATTATTTAAAATTCCCGCACATTTTCGACTGCAAGTAATACTTTTTCGACGTTGAAATACTTCATACGTTTTTCCACAAACTACGCAAGTTTTAAACCTTTCGTCGTATGTCATTGGGACATGTACTTGTTTATTGGGATTTTCTTCTTTTACATCTTTGCCTTGCGCAAAGTACAGTTCACACCATTTGATAGCAGCTAATTTTTGTTCTCGATTATTGAAGTGCCACTTATTTACAGTTAAAAGATTGAACACCTTTCGGTCTGTTAAATATAGATTTTCTATCTCGCAGTTAAGACTGTTACCGTCAAGAAATACTATTAGCTTCCCTTTTGGTATTTTCCCGTGGTACTTTTCCCAAACAACCTGCTGTTTCATTTTGTAATGCTGATGTTCGGGCACAGTCTTATCATTGTTTACTCTCACCATGATATACTTCCCGCTTATATGCTCTGATCCTATTTCTGGTGGTGGCAAATTTCTTTTAATTCTATTGTTTGTACAGAAAGCTTCTATTTGTTTTCTAGTTTTTTTAATTTCAAATTTTTCGTTAAAAAGCATTGTAGTTTCTTCGTAAGAAAACTCCGAAAGTGTTTTTGTAAGAAATTCTCTTTGTTCTTCCGTAAAAGTGCAATTTTTACCTTTGGGATTTATAAATCCATGTCTTTTACATGTTGCATGAAGCAATCTGTAGTCTTTTGGAACTCCGAAAACATCTTCAAATTGTCTGCTAAGTTCTCTAAAACTATCGTTTTGGCAGTTACTTTCAAGCCATTTCAGTTGTTCTTTGGTGTATCCTCTCATCGCTATTTTTCACCAACTATCTTTGAAATAGTGCTTTCTTTGTTGAGCTTTCCCTCTGAAATCAGTTTATCTGTTCTCAAAACAACATCCGCATTATTAATCATCTGCTTGGCAAGTCTTGCAATCATGTCGGACTTCTCATTCTCTTTTTTTGTTTCCTCGTTCGACATATCCATTTTGTTTGTAAGTTCAATTCTTTCTCCAAGAATTTTCTGTAATTCATATAATGTCATATTTATACCTCACTCTTTCTTTAACTGTATTTCCTAAACTTCTGTTACTGTCATATCCCATCAATAACTTTCAAGAGTATTAATTGTGCACCTGTCTTAATCGCAATAGCTTCTACTGCAAAACGGGCATCCTGTAATCAGATAATTTCCGGCACTTTCCACCGAAATACCATGTGTTTTCTTGCCGTATCTGGTTCTCCCGTTTTCGGAATAGATATTCTGGTGGCAAGACCAACAGATACCATTGCCCGGTGCAAAACACGGATATTCGTTCTTATCACAGAACTGTTTCTGTGCTTTGATTGCTTCTGGAATGTTATATGTAGTTGTTGCCATATCAAATCCCCTCCACTTTTAATTCATTGTCAGAAACTTTAAGGAGAATCATCTGTCTGCCTGTGTCTGGTATTCTGTCAGCATTCACACTTTCAACATCATCAACCCAAATCGGCAAGTTCAAACCGTTCAATTCCTGTAAGCCTGCTACCAAATCAATGTTGCACAGAATCTGATCAGAGTGGTTCAGCCCATTCATGTAGTCGATACCATTGCAAATCATCTTACAAACTTCAACCGGCTCACCGTCCTGCGTATAGTCCAAAAACTGAAACTGAAAGTGCTTGAAAAGTGGATTGATTGCTTCTGCAAGCTTCTGATTCTTTTTGATGGAAAATTCTTTCAGCATGTCAAGTTTCTGCTGAATATCGGAATCTTCCTGGCCTAATTTCTTTCTGTCAGCATTTAGTCGTTCGAGCGTTTCTGTCTGTTTCTGAACTGCCTGTTTTGCCATCTCAATTTTTGTTTCGATTCCTGTAAGTTCCTTTTCGGTAGACATTCTTTCTGCCTGAACTGCTGCATTTTCCTCAGAATTATTAGTCAGTCCGTCAAGCTGTTCCTGTTTCTTCTGGATTTCTGCTACAACTGCCTGATACTCTTCGTTTCCAGACATATCTGGCTCTGACGGAAGCTTCTCTAATTCATGATTTTTCTGTGCAATCTCAGATGCCAGAGTAGAAATATTTTTCTTTGTCTGCTCAATCTGCGATTCGATGTCTTTACGCTTTTCCTCAACTTCTTTTCTTCTGGCTACTTCGGAATTGCCTTCTTCTGTAATGTCTTTAAGTTTCTGCTGTTTGTCTGCCTTAAACTGATCTTTTTTCACAAGTTCTGCATGGATTCTTTCCTGTTTCTTCTGTTCAAATTCAGTTTTAAGACGTTCAACCTGTTCTTCTGGCAAATGCTGTCCACAGGTCGGGCAAATAGCTGATTCAGGGTCAAATTTTTCGTTCTGTATGGCATTTAAAGCTGTTTCATCAAATGCGGACGCATACGTCTGTTTGTATTTCTCCTGTAAAACCGTAATTCTCTGCTGAATACGTTCCGGCTTTTCGGCAGTAGAAAGAAAATTTTCCAGAACACGGAGATTGTCTTCTTCCTGCTTCTGTTTGAATTGCCTGTCATTTAATAAGGAAACGATTTTTCTTTTCTTGTTCTGTAATGCTTCTGTTGCAGTTGAAATGATCGCATCTCTGGATTTCTTGAGGCCTGTAATCTTGTAGTAGAGCTCGTCATATGCTTTATTGGTTTCATTTAGCAGCTTTTCTTTTTCAAGAAGACCATTCAGCTTATCCAGCACGGCATTCTTCTTTTCTTCAAGAATGGTAAAATCTGGTGTTCCCTGTTTCTTTACGGTATCAATCTCAACCTTTTTGGCATCAATTTTCTTCTGGATATCTTTTCTGTCTTTGTTGAGCTTTTTCACAACTTCCTCGACAGAATGATTCTTGATGATTTCCGATACTTCTGGATTGTCCTGTAATACTTTATCCGCATTGAACCCTGCCATCTTTTCGAGCATTGCTCTGGCACTTGCTGTTGATTTTCGAAGTTCATTAAGGAATACTCTGGCATTGCTGCACATCATAATAGTTTCTGAGTCTGCAATTCTTTTTAAGAAATCTTTGTATTTTGTCTGGTTATAATCAAACCCATCAACCTGATATTTTGTGGTACTGGAAGATTTACCTTTCTTCGTTTCCTTACGGATCACGGTTTCTTCTCCATCAATCAGAAGTGTGAGTTCTCTGGATACGACACCCTCAACTTCTTCTCCGTCTTCTTTTCTTCTGACATTATTCGGAGATGTACCGTCTGCAAGCTTTCCGGTCAATGTATCAAAATAAGCATCCATCAACGTTGTTTTACCCTGGCGGTTCCTACCGGACACCATCGTTCGTGGTGCGAACTGATACTCCGCAGACTCAAACTTTTTGTAGTTTTCAATGTTAAGCTGTTTCAATTCTACTGTTTTCATTCTTTTTTATCCTCCACCCAATAAGCCGACACTTCATAGGCTATTTTCTTATCGACCTGATTTCCGACTTTTTTGTTGTACTCTCTGCTCTGGATTCTTCCCTGTAAAATAATATGTGTGCCAGTTCCGCAGGTTCCCATGTATCTTGCATTTCTGCCCCAGCAGATGCATGGTATGTAATCAGATATGCCGTATGATCTATTTACCGCCAGAAGTACATCTGCAATCTCTCTTCCATTAGGTGTTGTTCTGTATACTGGTTTCTTGCAAGTAAAACCATCCAGAAGAATCTGATTAACTGGAAGCGTATCTTTGTCCATGAATTTTGCTTCTCTTGCGAACACAAAAAGAAGCAATCTACTGTGATTTTCTTCATGCTTATTGAACGATCTGAACTGCCCTTGAATTTCCATCATTTCTCCTGTATAGTTCTGCTTCACATCAATGAGTCTCTCAGAAGCTACAACTGGGAGAACATCTTTCGTTCCGCTAAATCGTTCTACGCTAAGTTCGAATCGGTAAAATTTTTCACCATATACTTCATGGCTAAATTCAAATTCTGTTTTAATTTCTCCAACCAGTGTTACCTGATTGTTTTCTAAAAGTTTATTCAACTCCGTTTACCCACCTTTCTATCTGCATTAAAATAGGAAGGGATATCATTGAAGACACCGCCGCACTTATGCAGAACAGTTTAAGTACATCCATTTTTGTCAGCCACCAGAGTAATAATGCAATCGTGAAACATGTTCCAACCTGTGCCATCACTCCGATAAAATACATTCTTTTTCTCATATCCCTCACTTCTTTCTTTTTGTTGCTGCTGTTGCAAGTAAAACTACTGATAGTGCTACAACTGCGACTTCCAGACGTTTTGTTTTTGCCACCTGATCTGCGATGATTTCGCTTGCAAGGCTCTGGTTTTTAGTTACGTTTTCGGTGTGTTTTGTGATTTTAGACATAAAAAATGCCCTCCTGGTATAAATTTTCTTTTCAAATACAGGAAGGTGTGTTATACTTTACCTGTATTTAACTTACCTCAATTAAGTTAGATACGTGGCTCTACGTGGTATTCGTCGTACCCGTGGAGCCAAACCTTACTCTTTTTTACCTTTAAACTCAATTCCAAGAATTGCAGCCATATCTTCTTTTTTGATGTGATTGTCTACTTCAATCGCTATGAATCTGCTTCGTCAATATCACGAATGGATTTCTGAATCGCAGAACTAACTCCATCTGTAACGCATTCGGTAATTGTCTTCCCGGAGATATTTGCTGTGTGCGTTATTTTTTTTGTTCTCGTAGGGGCAACTTCTTTCCGAATAGCTTTAAGCTCTTCTAAAATCTGTTTGAGTAATGCATTTGTTTCTTCCGTCATATTGCTTCCTTTCTGTTGAGTTTGGCTTCTTATCTCTTTATAATGTAAGTACAGGCACTGCCATGCCGAGTAAATCGAAAGGAGATAAAAGTTTGCTATTATTACCACATATAGATGGTTTTCATCAATCCGGTGAAAAAGTTTCCGAAACCTCAGTGTTTGTATGTAGTAACTGTGGCTCTAAGAGAACTGTAAAGTCCGGTAAAACCATCCCTAAGTGTTCGAAATGTAACGATTATACCTATTGGTTCAAAATCGTAACGCTTTGATCACTTTCGATTTCATTGAACATTGTTTCCGGGTGGTATTCATCTTTCAAATCGCTGTTTGTATAATCGATGGATTTCACTTGGAAACAAATGTTTGCACCGTTTTCTGTATTGAATACTTTCAAGTACTGTTTCCCATTTTTTGAAAAGCACATTACTCTTGTTTTATCTGGGATTCTTACAATCCGCGGTGCAAATAATCTTTTTAAAAACTGTTTCAGCACATTTATGACTCCTTTCTCAATCACCGTCTGCTTTTTCAGTTTCCTGTCCCAGAAACTTATTCACGAAATACAACTGTCCTTTCCCACTAACTTTTGTCGTGCGTGTGATTCTTACTGAACCATCTGGATTTTGAACGTTAGATTCTTTGATTTCAAATAATCCCTGCTCAACGTATTTCTGTTTTGGCATATTTCGCGAACTTCCAGAAACCATCAGATAGCCATTGTCTCTCATCCACTGGAATAATCGTTTCTGTCCTATCTGGTATCCGTTCTGACAGATAAGTTTTGCCAAGTCACCGATAAGAATTGATGTATGACTTGCGGATACCGCATCTGCAAAGATTGTTTTCGGTCTATCAGCTTCAATTTTCTCCACAAGAGACTTATTTGTATCTTTTAACTTCGCAATCGTCCGGTCTGCCATCTTCAACGCTCTGGCAAAAACCTGTTCTGGTGTGTTCCATGCTTTTTCAAGGCCGATGAGATACTGGCGACATTTTTTTCCTTTTTCAGTTCTACTCATAAGGCAAATGTGTTTCGCCATATCTACCGATAAAGAATAATCATGCAATTCTCTAATCTGCACTCCGCCATTGTTCTGAACCTCCGTACTTGTAAGTACGCTGGTGTAATCTTCATTCTCAATGAACCCTTGAGAGTTCGTTTCGAACCATGCTGAAAATCGCTTACTGATTTCAAGAGATTTATGTAACTCTCTGGCTGATAATGTAGGCTGCTCGCCATCGTAATTAATTGGTATTAATCCGTTCATATATCTCCTTTTCTTGTTAATCGGATTTCAAAATTTCATCTACCGAAGTTTTTAAATAATCAGCGACCTTTTTCACTTTTTCGGCAGATGGAGAAACTTCATTCCATTTACAAACACTACCTTGCGAAAATCCGCAATCTATTTCGATTTTGCGAATGGAAACATTTCGCTTTTTTGCCAAGGCTTTCACCCTGTCGTAAATCATCATTCAATACCTCCTTTCATATTTTTACTGAAAATATCACAACATTATTGACATACCTCTGAATATATTCTATAATCAAGCTACCACACAAAATCATAAAAAATAAACTTGGGCATTCTTTATGTCCTTATTTTGTTGCGATATTTTCAGTACCGATAGTTACATTATAAGCGATATTTTCAGAATGTCAAGTATTATTTTTGCGTTTTTTTCAGTATCGAAAGGAAACAAAAAATGACATTACGAGAAAGAGTTAAAATACTTTGTAAAGAACAGAAAACTTCATTAAATGCGTTAGAAACTGAATGTGGTTTCGCAAAGGGATACGCAAGCAAACTGGACAAAAGCACTCCTAATGCTGAAAATTTGCGAAAAATCGCAGATTTCTTCCACGTATCCGTAGATTATCTGATGACAGGGAAAGAGCCGGAACAAGATTTTTCCGATGAATCTGCACATTTGATTGCACAGATAAGAAAAGACACCGAACTTTCCGATGCATTAAAGAAATACTTCGGGTTGTCCGATGCCAAAAAGAAACATATTATTGAATTGATTAATCTTTTAAGCGAGTGAGGTGTATTATGTTATCAGAAGCAAATGTATTAAAAGCGATTGTTGAATGCATGGATGAAGAACACAATGCTATGCTTGTAACGGTTAGATACAAACTGGACTGTGATGATTTTTCACTAATTCCACTACTTAAATCCTTAAATTCCAAACGTTATACAATTCAAACTTCTACTTACGATATACACATCACGGATTTAGGAATCGCTGAATATCATAAAGCATATCCAACAAAATCCGAAAAAGCCAAACGATTTGCGATAAAATTATCTTATAACTTTACCAAATTTACGTTCCAACGTCTCGTAGATATTGGAACTGGAATTATTATCGGTGTCGCTGCTACTGTTATCGCACACCATTTCGGGTGGCAGTAATCCTAATACTTTCATAAGGACAAGCATATTAAAAGCAGGAATATCTTTTCTTTCATCCGACCACAACAAATTCAAATCACATACGTCTTGAAACTGCTTGTCTGTCAATTTAATGCCAACATGCTCAAAGCCTTTCTGTGATGTATCTATGCGGTAAGGCTTTGATTTTTTCTTTCTTTTGAAAAACATTTATTTCACCTCCAATATCGTTTTGGAATGTCGAGTAACATAAGATAAATATAACGTAAAATCTTTTGACTTTCAATTTCATTTATTATTTTTATAATCTCTTTTTTATAATCCATAAATAGCCCTCCCTATCTGAAAACTACCGCCTACATTAAAGTATATACTCGGACAGCGGGAAATATGCATCCAAACATTTATTTTTATCATATTTTCCGCAGATCCAATGAAACAGGACACATGGATTAATATTTGCCCTTGCAAACTGCCAGAGATAGACTGGAATATTTATGATCGCATAGAAATTATTTGTGTAGTCAAAGATAAAATCTGATTTGTGCGGTGAAATGTAGAATTTGAGCGTAGATTCAAACACCAGTTTCAAAACCGTGCTCATAGTAAGCGTTGAATGCTTGTGCATAGTTTGGGTTGAGTATATACCAAAATCCTTATTGGCATAGTCTTTCACGCACATTGGCAAGTGAATGATATAGTTGGCGTATAAAATGATTCCAATAACGATTAGAATTCGTTTAAATATTTTCATTTGCATCACCTCAAAATTTCTTATATTTTTCTTTGCTATCTGGTATTACGGTGGTATAATGTAGGCAAATTACAAAGGAGGATGGGCTTATGGCTATAATTAAATGTCCTGAATGTGGAAAAGAAATAAGTGACAAAGCTACCAGTTGTCCAAACTGTGGCTTTCCATTACTCAAAGGACAGCCTGAAAAAGAAAAAGCAAAAGAATATACTGTGGAGATAAACGATTCTATGTATATTCAAGCAACATCAGAGAAAATTAAAGTTTTCTACAATCACAATCAAATCATGGAATCTCCTGTTGATGATTTTGTTTTGAATTATTCAAAAGAAGAACCGGATGATTTTGGTCGTAATCAACTTAAAATCGCATTTTCCATTCCAAGTTACAAGGATTCGTTTAAAATATGCGTAAATGCTAACTCTGAAAAATATGAGTCAACTAAAGATTTTTTAACAAACATCGCAGACAAGTACTTTAAAAAAGATTTTGTTTCCGATTGGTATCTTGTGAATGAATATGCTAAAAACCATGCTGACAAATTCAAATCTGGTGAAACCAATGTAAATATCCAAAAAGTTCAAAATAATGTTCAAAATCAATCTAATTCATTTTCGTATCAGCAGTTTCAGGAAGAGAAAAAGAAAAATTCTGTGTTTGCATCTGCCGGATTTACAATATTTATGATTTTGATTTTCTGGCCAGTTGGAATATTTGCTATGTGGAGACATGAGCACTTCAAAAAATCTACAAGAATAATTCTTACCGTGCTATGCGTTGGATTGAGCATTTTTGTGTATAATGAATATTATAGCAAGCAAGCCAAAATAAATCGTCAAAAAGAAGCTATTCAAGAAGCGTTAAACGAAGTAAATGATGCTTATACATCCGATACCGGTACATTTAGTCAAGAAGTCGATGAAACTGAAAGCAGCGATGTTGCAACTACCAATTCTTCGGGCTATGCAATGGTAGGCGATACTGTAAACGTCAATAATATTGAAATCGCTATAAATGATGCTGATTTGGACTTTCAGGACTATGATAACGAATATGGTTATAATTCTCCGCAAGATGGTATGAAATACGTGAAAGCGTCATTTACTTATACGAATATTGGTAATTCCGATAATTATGCAAGCATATATGACTTTAAATGTTATGCTGACAATCAAACCTGCGAGCAAGCATACGGACTTGATGACTCAGGATTTATGAACACTAATTTGTCGCCTGGTCGTTCTGTATCTTTTAGCACATATTATCAGGTTCCGATCAATTCCCAATCTATCGAACTTGAATATTCTTCTCTTTGGAGCACAGATAACACTATAATTAAATTACAGTAAATAATAAAGAGGGGTTTATGCCCCTCTTTTTTTTGTCTTTATATGGTAAAACCATACCGTATGATCGTTTCCTCCCTTCCAGACCATACGGTAGGTAACACCGACATTTATAACTAGGGATTTTTTTCTATGCATTTATATTAGCACAATATATCGTTCAGTAATGAGGTAATATGATTTCTTCTTTTTTGGCAATATCACCAAAAATGTTTCGAATTTTTAAAAGAAAGTACCGTGAAAAACATGTATTTTTGTTGTATAATTTGTCAAAGGGAGTGATTGTTATGAAAACGAAAGAGGAACTGAACAACATCATTAAGGAATCCAGAATCAATGAATTATCAAAGATTGATACTTCAAAGGCTTTTGGAGAAACTTTAGCTCGACTTAGAACTATCGCAGACTTGACGCAAAACGATATGGCTGTGATTCTGGGAATATCAAAGAACACTCTCGGAAGAATCGAGGCAGGCGAAACTGAAAAGGTTGATTTCAATGTTGCCCTTAAAGCATCTGCCCTGTTTCATATGCCAATCCGTGAAATGTGTGGATTCCTTACAGAAGATTTGGAATTGTATTACGGTCTTCTGCACGCTACCAAAAGAACACAGAGACTTATTACTTCTATTTTGGAAGTGGACACTCAGCAAAAAGAAAACCAAAAAGGTTTCTTGACAGATGAGAAATATTTGATCGATTGCATGAAACTGGCTGATGATATCAGAGATGGAATCCCATGCAACAGATTTTATCATGAATGTCAAAACATCTCGAAGTTCAGAGCATATTCGTGGTTTAAACTAGCTGATGTGCTATTAGAAATTAATAGTAATGCTTACCATCCATTATATCATATTGGTGACAGGTTGGTAATTTCATGCAGACCCCCACGGGACGGAGATATCGGTATTTTTATCCGCGATTCTTGCTTCTATCTTAGAAAATACACGGTCTGTGGGAATGATGTTATATTGAATTATGTTTCTCTGGAAGAAAATGAAAAGAATGAATATTTCAGAGTAAGCCGGCATAGAATTGAAGATATGAATAAATGGGTAAAATTTGGAACTATATTAGCTGTAATTTAAAGTGCCAAGGGAAATCTTCACAACATTGCCTGTGAACAGAATTAGATGATTTTGTATAAGTAATAACAATAGATGTCGAATTAAATCGAAGTCTCTCGTTCTCTGTCGTAAATATCGAATGTGATATTTTAAATGCTATAATGAAATTATAGTAAAAAAGGGAGAACGAAGCATGAATCACAGAACAAAGTTATTGAGAGCATATAGTCAATATCGTAAAGGCGGTATTTTGGAACGTGCATATATTGAATCAATACTTCCAGAAGAATTGATTTCTGACCTTTCATCTAAAAAATTGCTACTGGTTATACAAACATTAGACAAGGTATATCTGGACGTAAAAAGAAGCCCCAAGGATTAACTCCAAGGGGCTTGAATTTTATACTTTCTTTAGATTGCAATCAGATCTTTCCAGGTCTTCTCTCCACACTCTCCGTCTACGGCCAGAACTCCGTTTCTGGATTTCTGATACCGCTTTAATGCATAGATGGTGTTCTCGTCTGCTTTTCTGGATAAGCTTAGTGCTTTCCCGTTTTTTCCTTTAAATCCTCTGGCAATCAAAATCTCCTGAAGCAACAGGACAGAAGTTCCTTCGCTTCCAAGTTTTACTAATTTTGGCTCGAACATATAACCGGCTCCTTTCGATGTGGCTGTTGATGGTTTTGTGCTAGTTGATGGTTTTGCGGTAGGCTTACTTCCAGTAGTATTGGTAAGTCCACTAAAATCAATCCCTTTTCCAGTAAATCTAAGACGATGTGTCCAGCCGTGGGAATACAGATACCATGGCTGTGTACGGATCTCATTTCCGGAATTGTCTTTTGTGTCGGTCGTACCTTCGGATGATCTGGCGTGTACGATATTATTTTTGTCAATCGCCATTGCGACATGGTGACCGGTATTGAGCTCCAGGTCACCCTTGACCATTTTGGCGTGTGCTGTCTGGTTGCGGGCGACAATCTCAAATCCGGCATTCAGCATCTTAAGCATATTGCCAGTGTAAGAGCAATTCTCTTTGAGATAACGCGCCTGTTTGGTAAGTCCATTTTTGAGGAACGCATAGTAATAAGCAGTAAGCACTAATGAGCTACAGTCAAAAGATTTCGGAATGTTAATTTCGTATAAGCTCCTAATTCTCTGACTGTATCCATGGCTGTTATCATTCGCAATATTCACTGCAAAGCTTACCGCATCATTTCTTACATTCTGGATAATCTGTTCTTTTGTCTTTGCCATTGTTCCACTCTCCTTTGCTTCTGTATAATTTTTATAAAATATATTTCTATCAATTTTAGCATTAATACCTGGAATCGTTGCTTTTGAGCTGTACTGCCAGCCAACACCCCAACTTGGACGTAACCTCTCAACTACTGTCCCGTTATCATTTGCCGGATATCTGGCAATCCAGAAATCATGCTTTTTGAGGTGACTGCAAATCACGGTATTGTACCAATCAACGTTGCAGTAAATTCCGAACTTATATCCTGCGGCTTCCACGATTTCGCGGAACGCATCAGCCATCTTGTGAATGCTTTCCGCTCCGAGCGATCTCTGTTTGCTGTATTCCAGATCGAGCCACACTGGAAACTGAATCTTTCTTCCGTTCAGTACGGAAACAACCTTTCTGGCTTCGCTCTGGGCTTCGGATACTGTCGAAGCATAGGAATACTTGTATACTCCTACTGGAATTTTGTGTTTGTTGCAACCGGCAAAGTTATTCTCGAACTGAGAATCAATCACGTTTCCAACTTCTGTAATACGTAAGATTGCAAAGTCTATGCCGTAGTTTGCTACAGTATCCCAATTAATCTTTCCTTGGTGAGCGGATACGTCAATGCCTTTAATTTCCATATTTTCTCCTTTCACACCACGTATCTGTGGTGACTGTATCTCAATGATTCTTGCGATACCTTCGCATAAATCATAGTTGTGTCTAATTTTTCATGTCCTAACATCTTTTGTAATTCCGTAACATCCATGCCACGTTCCAAAGCACTTGTAGCAGTAGTGTGTCTTATCAGATGCGGATATAGGTTTCTTCCAAGGTTCGCCTTCTCTCCAATCTGACGGATTATCTGTTCAATCTGTGGCTTTTTTATGCCATGATACGGCTGCCTGACAGTACAGATTACACTATCGTCCATGTCTTTTCGTGTCAGCCAGTATTTCTTCAATGCAATCTCAGCACGTGCGTTAATGTAGGATATTCTGTGTTTACTGCCTTTACCGAATAGATGGACTTCTTTGGTGCGAAAATCAATATCTGACTTTTTGAGGATTGCCAGTTCAGATACACGGCATCCAGTACTGTACAGTAATTCAACTAAGGCGCGTTCTCTGTAGTCCTTGCAAGCATCACGAACAGTCTCAAGTTCCAAGTCTGTCAGTGGAGTACGTGGTTTGACTTCGTATTTTATCGGTCTGATTCTGTCACATGGATTGGATGGAATATAACCTTCTTGTCTGCACCAGTCCAGAAAAGTATGGAATACTATTCTCTTTCCATCTATAGTTCGGTTCGTATTGCCTTTCTGCGATAACCCATACAGATAGATTCGGATATCGTTGGCGGTAATTTTGCCAAGAGGTTTATCAATTGTCAGAAAGAAATCATCCAGATAACACTTGTACGTCCTGATAGATTCTGGTGACATACCTTCTATCTTTTTCGATACCAGATATACCTTATAGCATTCTGGAACGCATCCCTTGTACGGAACAATCTCTGTAGATTTCTTCTCAATGTCATAATTGGCTGAGAACATCTCCAGTTCCATCAGAACCGTCTTCATCTGTTCGGGTGACAATTTGCCATCTAGTTTCGCCATGAACTCATTTGCAAAATTTTCCATAAAAAATACCCTCCTTTTGAGTACACAAAGGGAAGGCACTGTGATATAATATACCTGTACCCTTTGTGGTGCTGTTGGAGTCGAACTTTTTGATTGGTAGTCGGGAGTTCGGCTCCTTTTTTACGTGTTATGATTTATTTGTATTATAACACTTAGCACATCCTCGTGGTAGTAATTTTTATGAAATTTTCAAAGTCCTTAGTTAACTAAACAGGAGGTTAATTATTGCCTAAATCCAGCAGAACATATATAAAAGTTTCTGTACTTGTCAGACTTAGTATGGGCGATGTATATGATATGGCTATAGATGCATCCCCTATAGTAGTATTGTTAAAAAAGATAGTATTATTTTTTTTAATAGGTAATGCAACAGAATTTTTTCCGCCAGCTCCACCAAAGGTCAATAGCAGCATAGTACTGATATTAGATATGTCTATCTCATATTTCGTTTCCCAAGCATTGCTGTACGAATATACGGATAGTGCCTTACTATTTTATAGTCAAAGCTTTTAGGCCACCGTACAAAATTGTACTTGATGTAATTGTTAAAGTATCGGTGGTATCGTCGTAATTACCGGTAAAAGTCCTATCACTGTTATTTTCAAATATTTTATTAAATATAATTCTTCGACCATTGGATAGAGTATCAATAAATACTAAATACATAAATGCAGAAGACTCAGTTGCGCCATATATGATGACATGGTTAAAAATGCTCTTTTCTAATTTGATAGTTATAGAAAATGATTTTTTGTTGGTTACGTCGACATATAGATTACTATTTAATTCATTAATCGCCCCCAGCACCGTCTTGTCGTTCGTCTGCAAGTTGCTGATAACCGCATTGGTCAGTTTTCCAACAATCCAGTTCCAGATTCCGCTGAATGGTGAAAGCTTGTTTGACTTTGTAGCTGTATCATAGAGCATTAAAGTATCTGCATCTTCTGGGGTTGCTTTTGCTGGGTATTCGTTAAATTTTGCCATATTAATTCTCCTTTTCTATATTGAGCTTTTCATAGAGCTGATTTATAAGTTTCTCCTGCCGGTCAAGCTGTTCTTTCTGACTTTTAATCATCGCAAACATAGCCGGTATCATAATACGTTCGTTCCAGTCTTCGACCTGTCCATTAGCGTGTCTGGTGGCTTCTGGAAAATATTCTTCTACGTCTTCGGCAATAAACATTGGAATGTATCTGCCTTCGTTCTCGTCACCCTCGACCAGATAGCCCTCTTTATATTTTGCCCACGTTGGTTCGATATTGTACCATTCTTCAATTTCTTGCTCTGAAATATCGTTTCCAATATCTTTATAGCGTTTCGAGGATGAAGATTTCAGCATTAATCTGTATTCTTGTAATTCTCCTCCCCAGCATACTGTATTGGATGCACTTGTATATTCCCATTGACTAACTGATGGAGCTTTCGTAAAAAAGCTGTCTTCTATTGAAGCGTCCTTTACGCTAATACTTTCAAATTGTCCATGCAAACTTTCCTTATGAACCGCATCAAACCATAGTGGAGGATCAACTACGGTTCCGTCATCATCTTCAAAAGTTACAATTGTACTAGAAAAAATAAGATTAGTTCCCGACTCTTTTATTGTTCCATAATATCTGGAAATGCCATTTACGGAAAAAACAGTTCCTGAAATTTCTTGCTCTGCTGTAGTTAAAGAAACAGACGTATCAAGGAAGAAAATTTTATCATATTGAATGATTCCAGAAACAAGCCCTTCTTCATCATATAATATTTGCCCTCCGTTGCTTTGCTTAGACATTATATTTCCGTTCGCAGCGTATATTTGCAGAATACCGTTTCCGTTGTTTTTTCCACCAAGTGTCAATTCGCCGCCAAGTGCTGCACTGAAGCTGATATACAATTTTCCGTTCTTGTAATATAGACCGTTCCATTTTCCGTCGTCTGAAAGAATCTTTACAATCTCTGTCTGTGTGAGCGATGCGACATCAAGAGCAACCGAATACGTCTGCATATCCGCAATGCTCGTTTTAGTTTGATCAAGATAGCAAGTCACTCTAATCATTCCGCGCGAACCAATAATTTGAAGTGAAGAAGTTATTGTACAAGCGCCTGTAGCTTCTGTTTGGTTAAGTGTTATAGTCGTCCAAGTTTTTCCAGAATCAGAACTTCTTTCTGCTTTCCACCATCCTGCATAGGCTGTCTCTTCTCCTTGACCATCACGATAATATACGTTAACGGTAAGCTTTTCTGGAGTGACTTTTTTATCTTGCCCCATCAACAATATTTCCGTGTTTGCTCTAAGGTAATACGTTCTTCCCGGAGGCCCGTCATTACCTTTGATTTTCGTCCAACTATACTTAGTCGGGTCGGTGCTGTCCTTTACTTCATAGTCCGTGTACTGTCCGATATACAACTTGTTAGCACTGTCATCCACAGAAAATCCTGTATTGCCATCTTCGCTGTTCGCATAGGCAACGTGAAAATATGGCGTCTTACCGTCTGCACCTGCCTTTCCCGGTGTTCCATCCGCTCCGTCAGCACCTTTTATAAGTGACCATGCGTAATCATCCGGATTCGTACTGTCCGCTTCCGTGAAATCCACATACATTCCGATGTATTCTCTGTTCGGACTATCCACGGAGAAATCTGTTTTTCCATCAGCACTGTTTGCATACGCAAGGTGTGTGTACTGAGTCAGCCCATCAGTTCCCTTGTATCGTGACCATTCATAATCGCTTGGATTCGTACTGTCTACTTCTGCATCTGCTTTAAGAAAACCGACATAGATTGCTTCGCCACTTGTATAGATAGTATCGCCAGTTGAATCACTTATCACATTTCCGGCACTGTCAAGTAACTTTACATATTTGGGATTGTCCGACATATCAGAACCATCTGGCATAGATGCATAACGGATAGTCGGTGATTTTCCCGGAAGTCCTTTGTCACCTTCAAGTCCCTGCTTTTGTTTCGCTAATGTAAATCTCTTCGTTACAGAAAGATTAATCAGGTACGTTGCCTTAATATCCACCCATCCATTGTCTGCACTCAAGCCTGTGACAGTGTAAGTATGCGTATCTACATCCCAAGAGCCGGTTACACTGTCTGATTTTGTAATGGTATAGCTACAATCATTTGTGATATCTGACGAGCCGTACATAACTTTTGCCGTTGTTGTAACTGTCGGAAATACCGGAATGTTTCCGGCTGCGTCAGATGTGATCGTCTGCATATCGTTCGACAGCTGGAATGTCATATTCTTGGCAGATGCAATATTCTCATCCATGTTTTCCAATTTCTCGGACAATGTCATATTTCCGATAATCAAAACATCTGGGTCGATAACAACCGTTTTGGTGTCCATATCGACTTGGAAGATGATATTTCCACTCTTATCCTTTACGGTAATCGCACCTGTGTTAATCCAGTCAGCATTTAATCCTACGGCTGTGAGGATTCTTACAATCGTATCACCATCTACTGTCATACCACCATTCCATGTCTGTCCACCATCTGTGGATACTCCCCAAGCCTCAGAAGTCATTTTCCAAATTACCTGAGATTCTGCCAGAGTTGGTTTGTCGTGTAAATAAAAGATTTTGCTTCCATTTTCCTGTGGCTTAACAGTAGTATAAACTCCTGTGGCTGAATCAATTCTTTTTCCAAATTCTTCAAGAGCTTTTTCTCTCTCGGTTTTTTCCTGCTTAACCATATTTCTTGCAGTAACAAATGCCTGCGTCGCCTGGGAATATTGGGTGCTGCTATTTTTAGCAGCACTTTTAGCATTGCAAGCTATCATCTGACCGGATCCCGGTTTCAATGTAGTTGTGGTAAGTAGCGATGTGTATATTTTTCCATTTCTATCCACAATAATCAGTGAATCTCCGGCTTCCAGAGCCACATCTGTAGGGCACTCGGATTCGAATGGTCTAAACCTCATGCCAACGCATTTCTCAGCAATCATTGAAGCAATCGTCTGGCCATAGCCAACACGAATTAATTTATTACCAGAAATTCCAAGAACATATCCCTCTGTACCAACCATGTAAGTTTGCGGATTATCAGAAGAGGATTCGCTGTATTCAGTTACTTTCACGCCTGTGATTACTACATCTGTATGATGCGGAGTAAAACCATAAGTGGTTTTTATCTCAGACACATTTCCTTTTTCATCAGTAGCAAAAAGTCTCAATATGCCATCATTTTCCAGAAATGTTCCATTATTTGCCGATAAAATACCATTTGCACTGGATAATTCAAGTGAGATATTGCTATCATCTTGCGTTTTGAGAACTCCAAGATCATCAATAATAAGTTCTTCTTCATTGATGCTGCTATACCAACCGATGCACAATCTGCCATATTCATCGCATCTCATCCACTGACAGCCAATCTGTGCAACCCACTGTAGAACTTGGCGAAATGTTAAAGCTTCGTCATTTGGACGATTCTGCACGATATAATCATCTCTGTCAAATGATGTTATTTGCAACGTAACTCCACATACTTCACACGCATCCCTTACAATCTGCCCTCTGGTTGCCGGATATTTCAATTTGCTGTCAGAATAATTACGGTCAAACTTATGTATATTATCTTCGCATGTAAGGTCTATGGTAACTGTTTCATCTTCTGGCTGTTCAACTACTGTCGCTGTGCAAATGCGAATTTTTTCTGTAGTCCCATCATCAAATTCCATACCGACATAGCAGATGACTTCTGCTCCCTCAAAATCGTAATCGGAGTACTCACCGTCAAAATTATTAATGCTAAGATTTAATACATTAATGATTGCAGAACCAATATCAAAGCTACTATCCCCGGACACGGAATCTTCAAACGAGAATCCATTTGCCCACAGATTGACACTGGTCAGATTGAGTACAGTTCCGTCTGTAAGTGTGATATCTGCGTACTTGAGGTACTGCACGTCCATTCCGTTCTTAACTTTTTCTTTCCATCTGTTAGATAATTTTCTCATGCATTACCTCTCAATCACATCAAAACTGATAGATTCTGTTCTCTGGTTTCCTACCCACCACCATTTAACAGGCGCACTCCTGTCGCCAACATAAAACGTTCTGGTTTCGTATTTTCCAGACATCATATCTGGATATGTAATTTGGATGTACTCAGGATTGAACGCTTGGAGAATCTTAGCTGTAGTAGCCCAATCTTTACCTTTCCACTGCAAATCTAATTTCCTTTTTTGCGCTACCCTGTTTTTATGCATGACAGAGTCATCAGATCTTCCTGATTTTGCCGCTGATACGTCCTGTAATCCCCATGTGTAGGAAGACGGGCAAGGCATCGAGACACCGTTTACTTTTAAAAATATTTCTGCCATATAACACCTCATAAAAGAAAAAGCACCTTCCCGAAAGAAGATGCTTAATTACACGAAAATAGCGCCTATCACTCTGATAGACGCTTTATGATTCTTTATTCTATCACATATGCAAGGTGAGATTCAGTAAGAAAAAGTTATATTTTGCTTTGCATTAAACGGAGTTGTTCTTTGCAAAATGTCTCATAATCCGTATTCCCCATAAGAATTGCCCGATTCTTTAATTCTTTCAGTGCCTGCAAAAACATAGGTACATCTTTTTTCTTTACTTTGCAAAATACAACAACATAATTTTTCTCTCTGTGTTTGTAGTCCCCGCAGAATTTTACTCGGACTTTATTCTCTATAAAAATCCTATCAGCAAGAAATCCCATTGTGTCTATATAAACAAAATTATTATATCTGGAAAACCGGTTTGATTTTAATTGTAAGTAGTTATTACTCATAATATGTTCACTTTCCAATCAATTGTTGTACTGTTTTTACCTAGAATCAATCCTAGCGTATTATCCGAGGAAATTATCGTCAGATGATTTTGAAACGTTTTCGACCTCATTTATGACAGCAAGTATAAGTTTTTCCACAAACTGTTCTTCTGGCGATCCTGTATACTTTTCTCTGAGTCTATCGGCTTCGGAGATAAACTCTTTCCATGAATTTGTATCGTCAGCCGAAATTGACCAGTATTTCTTGTGAAGTCCCCACACTTCCTGCCATATGGTAAAGTATTTCTGCTTAAAGTCCATCATTCCTCCCATTTCTGCTTCACTCGTTCACACAAGATTCTCTGGTTCTCCTCAGTGAAGAACAGCCAGATATGACGGTCATATACTTTTCCAGAACGTTTTCCCATCTTAGACCGGAAGAATTCGTCAATCATGTCTCGATAAAATTCCAGTTCGTCCTCTTCTTCAATGGCTGCTTTGACCAATGGCGATTTATCACTGGCGATAACTCCCAAGAACTGATTCGCGTAATCAGTAGAAATCATCATATGTTGCTCGTCCATGTGTTCCCGGTACTGCTTGAAGTAGTAAGTGATAACTGCCATGGTTAGGCAAATGTCGTGGTCTTGCAGAATATCCTCTTTGTCCCCGTACAGCGAATTAAATCCATTGTACAGGATTGTCGGTAGTTCTTCGTCTTTGTAATCGACAGAGCGATTATTTTTCGCATGTGCGTACCGTTCCTGCTTCTGCTCTTTCGTTCTAGGTGGTATATTATTAATATTTATATTTATATTATTATTAGGAGCAGAAGTCTTTACTCCTTTACCAGACGATGGTAAAGTCTTTTCCTCTGTACTTGATAAAGTACAGTCTTTATCTGTATTCTTTTCTTCTGTTATACTTGATTCCTTGTTATACTTATACATGCAGATTTCCTCACCACGGGAGGTGCGTTTTTCCTCACCGTCCCCCATGTGTTTTTTCTCACCATGTTCAGAAGGCTGTTTTACCTCATGTTCATTGATAAATTCTTCGTAAAATTTTTCTGTCAAAACAAGATGCCTACAATGAATAACTTTTGGGTTTTCTTTTTCATATTCATACCATGCTTCTACATATCCATCTGTTTTTAATCCATTAAGCATTGACTGGACAGTACGCTCAGATACACCAATGAAATCCGCAAAATGCCGATTGCTTGCAAAACAATCTCCGCTTTTATCTTTCTTGCGAAGACTGTATATTTCCACTAATAAAAATTTTTCTCTAGGGCTGAATTTGTTTGTAAGATATAATCGTGACGGTATAAAGACACCCGTGAAATCTCGTTCTCTTTTTTCGGAAATAGACTGTTCTTTTCTCATAATAGATAACCTCCATGTCGTTAATGTGTGACTGCCTTGTAGCCACAGATCCATGATTTATAAAAACAACAGGCAGGTGCATCATGGAATTGCACTTGTCCCCCGTCGGGTTAGCCTGTTGGTTTTACCAAACAAAAAAAGAGCACGCCAAAGAATCGTGAGGTTTTTCCCTCGTTTCATCTTTAGTGTGCTCTCTTCTTAACGTTTATGCATTTATTATATTACCACATCCATACCGTAAAATCAATATGCCGGGGACGGATTCATGCGGTAATCTGTGTTGTTCTGAGCTTTTGTGACAATTCGCGCCAGTTCACGCTCGTTCACTTTGATGCTGTTCATGATGTACTCCGGTGAGGAACCGCCAAAGCCACCATTGTTCATCAAAGCAGTAACTACGCCACGCTCGACAGCTTCCATGATCTCATCTTTCGTAAGTCCCATGCTGTCGTCATAGCCGGACATGATGCTGTCGGCAATGGATTTCATGGCTCTACGATTTTCCAAAGGAAGAACGGCTTCCTGTCCTGCCTCGCCTACACCAATGACAGATGCATTTTTGAACAAACCACCTTTAGCGTACCAGTTCGGACTATAGACAGGGGTTGAACTGGTACCGCCGTTCCCAAGGCTATGTGTTTTCCACTGAGAAATATAATATGAAAGCGTAGGCATTCTCACGGATTTCATTCCATTTCTTAATGATTGAGCCGCATTATGGCCAATGCTGTACATATCACTGAATGCGCTGCGAATAGTTCTCATAAAGCTATTTAAAGAGCTATCCATACTCTTTGACATACTTCCAGAAACATAAGAAGAGATATCTCTTCCGATATTCTCCCATTTCTTATAAGCAATGTTGTACTGACTTTGGAAATGGCTTGTTACAGATTTGTCCATATTTCCAAGCTCTGTACTTACGGCATTTTTCATTTCCCTGGCTTTCAATGTAGCTTCTCTGGAAGAATTGCCCCATGAACTTGTGGTAGTGCTTTCCATGTCTTTCATGTAAGTATCGGCTTGTTTCTGGATTTCCGAGAAATCATCTGTGGCACTCTTGACCATTGCGTTTGTAGCTGACTGAGTATCTTTTGATGCCTTACCAACAGAAGAGGAAATTGTCTGCTGCGCACCAACGATATTCTTGTCCGCTGCTGACTTTGTAGCTATTGTTGCGTTTGGGAAGTCTTTTGCAAGTTTGCTGTTCAGTTCATCAAGTGGAACTCCTGCATTCTTCAATGAAGTATAAACTGCATTTAGTGCATCAGTTGTATTGCTGTATGGAACTTCACTAATCATATTCCATGCAGTCGTATAGTTCCCCCCAAATTCAGCGGAAGAAAGGCTCAATGCGTACAGAGTATCTTTCAAATTATCAACGCTGATCTTTGACGTATCAAACTTGCTTGCAGCTTCAGACACGCCTTCTCCAAGAGCAGAAATTTGATCGGTCATGCCTTCAACAAATTCAGCCGATACACCTGCCTGTGCACCATACTGCTCAAGAGCTGTTCTAGCCTGATCGGATGAAACACCATACTCTTTCAGTTTTTCAACCATATCAGAGTACATTTCATCGTGAGTTTTTCCAAGCTCTTCGTCCTTTTCAATCAACTGCCATAATGCTTCCGACTGTTCATTAGTAAGATTTGCTACATTAGTAAGCTGTGTCGCATAATCATGGAGATAACCGCCATACTGCGTAGTCATTCCATTACCACCTTGCATGGTCTCAAAAAGTCCTGCTAATTTCTTGGTAAGTAATACTGCACCACCTACTGCAAGAGCAATTCCACCACCAGTTGCAACAAGTGAACCTAACGATGCTCCAAGAGCCGGAATAGTTGTTGATACTGCTTCTGTGATTGCGGGACTCAGCATACCTTGTACAGCTTTAGAAAGATTTCCAAATACAGTATCACCTGTAAAAAACTTAGTAATTGTATCAACTAATGGCATAAGCTTATTGCCAACTGCAAATACAGCCATTGCCTGAACAAACGTGCCAGCAGATGTTGTTCCAAGGCCTTCCCAGATTCCTCCAAGAACATCACCAATAGCAGTAAGTAATTGACCAAGATGCTTAGCCCAATCAATCTGACTAAGAAATACGCCTACGTTGTGTCCAAATGCCTCCCAATCAACACCTCTTGCAATTTCAATAAGAGATGTGAGTAATTTGTTAATAAATTCTTCTAACTTTTGACCGTTTTCTCGCCAGTTGAATTCTTGCATGAATGTCGTAATTCCGTTGGTAATATTATTAACCAGGTCATTCCATTCAAAGTCTTTGGTAAATGAAGCCAATGTATCAAAAGCACCATTCAATCCAGTTGCAAGTGTATGAGCAATTTCACCGAAGTTAATCTTTTCAAAGATTCCGTTCAAGCCTTCTGCGACAGCTGTTCCAATTTCTCCGTACTGGAGATTTTCTACGAAGCCTGAGAAAATATCCCAGCCACGCATAAAGGAATTTCCAAGCAGATTGCCGAAGTTTTCCCAATTTACTTCACGAACAAGGCCAGTGATACCATTGGCAAATTTAGCACCAAGGTTCTTCCAGTCGATTCCTTCCAGAAGTTGGTTTGCAGTATTTACAATAGTATTCATACCGGCACCAACAGTACGTCCCATTAAATCCCAGTTGATATTATCAACCATACTGTTAAATGTTTGGGTGAACGCACTGGTGAATTTAGTGATGTACGGGCCTACGTTATTCCAGTTAATGAAATCATAAAGCTTTTGCATTCCCCAGTTAATGCCGTCAGCCATGATTTTTCCAAGACCTTTCCAGTCCTTTTTCTTAAAGACATTCACGATAGCATCTGCCATCTCATTTGCCCTGTTGGACATCTTCTTGAATGCTTCGTCCCATGCTTTTTGATATGCAGACAAAGCATCATCTAAAGCAGCATCAAGCGCCGGAAGATGTGATGCGCCACCGCCAGAGCCAGAAGATGGATTACTTGTACTACCAGAATCAGAATTGTCATTAAGCTGATTCAGTTCATCAAATGAAAGAACTGACAATGTTTTTTCAAGTTTTTTTGCGCTGGTATTGGCATTGTCAATCGCACCACTGGCATTATCCATATTATCTGCAATATCTCCGGTATCTACAGAAATACCACCAGTAGATGATACAAAGTTTGACAGTTTGATTCCAAGCAATTTTGCAATATAAGCAAACATTCTTTGTAATGCGATTACTATTGCATTGATATATGGAAGAACTGTTTGCAGTATAGGGATGAACAAAGAACCTATTGTTCTTCCGAGGGATGCAAAATTAGCTTGCAACATACGAATTTGATTTGCCGGTTGATTTCGAGTTGTTATCGTAAGGCTTTTTGTCCTTACTTCTGCATCATTACAATGCAGTCCAGCGTACCTTTTTACCACGGATTCTGCATCCGTACCGTCCGATAGTGATGCCTCTTGGGAAGATTATATTCTGTAATATCTCAACTACAGTTTCACTTCCTACGCGTTGCGGTTGACTATGGCTTTAATCATAGCCTTCACTCTCTGATTACCGTTGCAAACGGCTTTCCAGTTTACTTCATCACTTATAACTCATATCCTACTTGACGGTTTCGATATGAGCGACTTGTCAGTAGCTACGCATTTATCACGCTACTGACCTGTTTATCGTGTTTGACAAATCAGCCCACGCATACTTAGAGTTGTTCAGCAAGATAATCGTTCTTAGAATCGTTTTATCTGCCTGAGACAAATTCGATATGCTGGTATTAATTCCAAGATTATACAGTTCCTGTTGCATGTTGGCATTACGGATATTAATGCCGTACTTATCCATAGCGCGGCTCATACCAGTCAAGCCGGATGCCATATCCTGCCATACATCTTCAAAGTCCATATTTCTTACAGATGCAAGATCCGCACCAATCATAGTGAGTGCGTTAGACAATTTTAATGCAGTCTCTGATGTATCGCCCATAGATGATGCCATCTGTGCAAATGTTGCCTGATACTGCATTGTTTTTTCTGGGTCAAGTCCAAGACTAGCGGCATTGGTTCTAGTCAGTTCACCAGTATCTGAAATTTCGAATCCTGTCAGTTTCTGTGAAAGCTGTTTTGCTCTTTCCTGGAATGAATTTGCATATGCTTCAGCAGATTTTATGCCACTTTTTTTCCATTCGTCAGTGTCGATTCCTTCTGCCACCTGATTGAATGCAGAGTTGAAATAGTTCAGAGTCTCTACATAGTTCATTGCGGATTCTACTGGCGATGTCAGAACATCTAATGCTCTTTTTGCGAGGAAACCTTTGGCGTAAAGAGCACTCAACTTATTAGTTACCGAACTCAGAGGATTTGACAATCTTCTTATTTTTTCGCCGGCTTCAGAAGATGCATTTCCAATACCTGCGATTGCAGATACAGCTTTTCCGCCTAAAGAAATAGCTTTTGAAGCAAATTTTTGAAAAGCATTTGTCAGTCCATGGATTACAGTACTTGCTTTTGAACCTAACGAAGAAAGCGTGTTAAATGAATTCGAAACGCTATTTGTGGCACGCCCTACTTTGCTTCCAGACGATGCTAATACTGCAAGAGCTTCTGTCATTCTTATTGTGCTCGAACTGATATCTGGTGCGCTTTTCATTGCGTTAAAAAACTTCAAAACCTCTTGCGCGAGAGTTGATAATTGACTTGCAGTCTTTCCAGTTTTATCTCCTGCACTAGCTAATTTTCCAAGAGAAGTAATAAAAGCATTGGTGGATGCTGATACCTCGCTCATAGAGTTTAATTTAGTAGCCGCATTATTTAAACCTGTCGCAAGATTCGGAAGTTCCTTTGATACATTGCCGATATACTGTCCTGTACCGGCAAGTTTAGCTATAGCGGTTGTGAACCGGCTAACGCTCGGAGAAACATCTGGAATAGCATCAAGTTTCTGCATCTCGGTAAGAATTTCGCCTAATTTCCCTGTATCAAACTGACTGAAATCGGATTTTCCAAGACGATTGATGGAATTAATAACTGCGTTCAATCCAGTACCTTTGAAATTCACACTTCCCAGGTTGCGGAGAGAGGTTGCAAATTTTGCCATACTGCTAGACAAATCAGTCATTTCTCCGGCATCAATATCTTTTAACTTCTTTGTGATTGCGTCTTTTACAGTTGTTACATCGGCATCCAGAGTAACGCTGACGGTATTGTATTTTAGGTCTGCTGCTTTATTGATTGCCTTCTGAATATCAAGGACAATTTTATCTGTATTAATTTTTACATCAACCGGAAGTTCACCGTTTGCGGTACTCAAAGCACTTTCAATGTGTTTCTTTACACCCTCGGCTAATTGATTGTATGCGTCTGTGCTGAACCCCCACGCTTTATCTGATGCCATAGTTGAATCCTTGCCGGTAAGGTCTTGAATTGAAACAGGCTTAATAGAATCTCTTACTTTTTTGAGGTTTTCAAGGACAGCAATTAACTGATCTGCGGCATTGATTGTATCTTTAGGAATCAGAGTAGGAAATCTGTCTGCCAATTCTCGCCATGATTCATTGAGATTTATTCCTTTTGCGGCATCACGCACAATATTGCTCAAATTTTCCTTCAGCAAGCTATTGAACTCACCGTTTCCGACATCTGCTTTGAGCATGTCAGAAACATAAATTCTTTTATTCTTAAAGAAATTATAGAAATCAATCCATTCCTGTTCAGCGCCATCAAGATATGATCCTAAATTTCCCTTAACAACACTTCCGCTTTTGATAATAGTATTAGCAATGCTGTTAAGCGTATCGTTGAGTTTTGCAGACATATCTGTTCCGTCATAAGAGCTTGCCATAGCTTTGGACAGCTCATTCATCTGAGCGCGAATTTTAGCCGCCGCCCCACCTTTAAGGTCAAATGACTTAATGATTTGTTCAGATAATGATGATGTGTCAACTTTTATATCTCGAATGGTTTTGTCGATGGCGTACTGCAATTTTTGTGTCTGATCTCCACCTTTAATTTCGAGGTCAAGACTTATTTTCTGATTTTGCAGATTACTCAGGTTAATTTTGCTGAGAGCATTCAGTTTTGCTATGGTACGATCTAAGCCAGACGTATTGACATTTCCAAGAGAACTGAAAGCAACGGTAACTCGCCCAAGCTCTTTAGCATAATTTCTCAACCCACCAGTATTAATGTCATTCAAAGATTTATTCAATACATCTAGTTTTTTAATAAGGTCATTAATAGATTGAACAGCTTTGGAAGAACTGCTCTCTATTTGTATATTGAGGGTATCTATGGTATTATCGGCCATTAAAGCACCTCCTTTTAATCAAAAAAATAAAGGGCAGACAAGACTTTTAATCCTGCCTGCCCTCGTCATTATTACCATGATTCAGCTCAAAATTTGCTTGCATGAGTTGCAATGTCATGAGCAACCTGTCACGTTGCCGTTTCTTTTCTGTTTCAGAAAGATTCTCTTCATCCTCTTGCTCTTGCTTTTCAGCTGTTTGTGAAAATGGTTCTTTAAGGTATTCAGCTTTTGACTTTTTACCAATAAGCACATTTGCAACCGCAGTCTGAACTGCACACATCGTGTACATGTTGAACTGCCATGCTTGCGAATCTGCCATTTTTTGTTTTAATTTGTAGGCTTCCATGTATGGTTCTAAATCATATGGTGTGGAATCCATAAACTTCTCTTCTGAAACACCGATTGATAAATACAATGGAAGTAACTTTTTATGAACTACTTCTGGAAAAGTTAGCTCTTCTTCTTGTGATCCTGCGGAATTTTCGGAAGCTTCTGTTCCTTTTCCGCTTTCTCCATTGCTTTTACCATTCCGGATAAAAAACCGTTCTTTTCAAGCTCCTGACTTGCTTTTTCAAATAAAGTAAATCCATTATGAGGATTTTCCTCTGTGGATTCATCTTCGTAGTCGTCCAGAAGATCACATACCTTTTCATATGCAACTTTCTTTTCTTCTTCGGTTTCATACCCGAATTCATCTTTGTGTTTTCTTTGCAGTCCTGCCAGAATTAGTTCTGGAAGCATTTTAATCATATCTTTCGGATTGTTGATTGCTCCCATAGAAGACACCTGTGTAAGAATGTCTGACTGAGTAAGCACTCCGTATCCAAATTTTACTTTGTATGTTTTATCATTTACTGAGAAACTAAACATGAATTATCCTCCCTGTTTTACATCTTATTCAGCAGCCGCTGTCGGCTCAATTTTGGTATCCAGTCCCTTATATGTATTGATGATAAGAGAAATAGACATGGTTGCTGCTTCGTTCTGTGCAATTTCTGGCATTGAAATTTCGCGACCGCATTCTGCAATAACAAAGAATGCGTCGGACATATCCGGGAATGACACCTGGAACCAAGTTGCCAGTCCTGTAGTTTTTGCAGCCTTAGAATCCTCGTACAGTTTCTTAATCTGTTTAACAGATTTGTCTGGGTCCATGATAAATTCAATCTCCCAAGTACCACCTGTATCCTGTCTACCAGCTGCATACTGTGTCAGATAATCTTCCAGTGCAGAAACGTCAATCTGTTCTGTGTCAAGAGAAATACCGCCAATGGAAGAAGCTTCTTCCAGCTGTGTGAATTTGGTAGGCTTTGTGCCTTTCACGGTTTCAACGGCATATGAAAATTTCACACCAAGTGTAGTTAATCGTGCCATTTTGGCTCCTTTCTGCCTTTCGGCTATAATTTATTGCAATAAAAAAGAGCCTTAACGGCTCTGGTTCTAGTACGTAACCCTGTACCGGGAGATAAAAGGATCACCTCCTTCTAGTCTTCTTTGCTTGCCTGCTTTACAATTTGATTTACATAATTACTAAGTCCTGCAACGAGGATTCCCTGTGTGATTGCGGTAAAAATTGCCATTGCGATTTCCTGTGCGCCAGATATAGCGCATGTAGCAATAACATAAATTCCACAAATCAGAATGCCTAAAGCACCAAGGATTGCCGGGATATATTTGTCCGGTATGACTTCGGATTTTTTGATTCCCATTCCGATAAAGTACAGTACTACGGCTACAATTAGAAGTTCCGGCTTTACATAGTTCATAATCTGCTCCATGTTTTCTCACTCCTTTCCTAGAGTAATGTACCGGTATAAATCCGGCTATATCTGCTAACAACACGTTTTATGCTGTTATCAGCATTATTTTGTCTTACGGGCCCGTATATCCTACGGAACCCCATGCCAACCATAGCCTTGTGACTGGCATCGTCAATTTCATATACTTTTGAAGAAGCTTTTGAACCAGCCGCATAGGATTCTGATTGGAAAGATGGCGTTGTCGCGCACTCATCCCCCTCAAGATTGCCACGTGATGTTGGATTTCCAAGCAAGAACAAACGTGCGTAAACCCTTTTGTTTGAAGCTACCGTCTGACTTTCGTCATTAGAAAAGTTCCCTTTTCCTACAACAGGTTCAATAGTTGTTCTCCATCGTTCAAATACATCCGAAACTGGATTTTTTACTACATCTGGCATCTCTGTCACCACCTTGTTTTGAGCATAGAAAAAGCACCCACCATTCCGGTAGATGCTTTTATATCTTACAGTATACATAAAACAGACGTTATATTCAGTAAGAAAAGGTGTTATGTTTTTATGTAGAAAACACTTCTTTTGCGATTTTACGAATGTTCTGCATGATTTCTACACTCGCTTTATAGACTGGCATGGTAGCCTCTGTACCGTAAGAACGCACCCATTCGCCAGAGTTTGCCACATATACCCACGATTCGTTTTTTCCTTTGCCCTGTCCGTAAGAACCGATTGTATAACCAAATTCTTCTCCTTTTGGATGCGGGCTTGTTCCAGCCGGAGTGTTGTAATGGATACCTGCGCCGAATTCAATGAAATTCAGATCAGTTCCCTCACACACAAGAATTGCCTGCGCGTAATTTCCGAACCTGTTGATTTTGATGTAGGTATTGTGGTTCCTGTCAGAATCTCCCTGTGCCAACATAATATTTTCGTCTATGACAGGAATTCCCAATTCGCAAAGCCTTTTAAGAAATACTTCATTTTTATCGCGAAGGCTGTTTTGATATGCTTTCAATTCTTTGATTGCATTTCCAATAGATTTTTGGCTCAGATTGCATTTGATTACTCGTCCGCTCATTCTTCTGCACCTATCTTTTTAATTCCATATCTAGCCAGATTTCCTCTTTGCGTATCAAGGATTTTCTTTAAACGATAATCTGGCGGGGTTGTAGGAATACCATCTTCCAGAACCAGATTTCCCAGTGTGTCAACCTGTGGCACGATATCAATCCAAAATACATCTCCCTCTTGTGGATGGAAAGAACGGTTAAAGGAAGTAATGTACCTGTCGTAATCCGGCACGATTCCTGCTGATATTTCCTCTGGCGTTCCTGCGGTAGATGATACGGAAAACTTAAAACTCTGTGGCTGACTGTAGAACGGTACGGTATCTATCCCATCAAGTATTTCGGTTACTTTTGACCAATACACGGTCTGTTTCTGTCTTTTTAATCCTCTCATAATACTTTCTCCAATGCAAAAAGGAGAACATTTCTGCTCTCCCCTAAATGGTTGATTGTTTATTTTATTTCAGTTTCGCTCTGCATTTCTTCAGATTTATCCATCTCAGAATCTACATTGTGGTTTGCTACACTTAGCGGCAAATACCCGTGACTGGACTTGCACTAGTATGATTAATGCCATGCTCGGCACACTAAATAATAAAGAGCAGGAAGATTCCTGCTCTTTGACTTACATTGCGTATTTCATGTGTGATACTTTTACATCATCATCAGATACCTTCGCATAGATCATTGTCGTGTTAATGTTAACATGTCCAAGAATCTTTTGTACTTCTGTAATTGGTGTCCCTCTCTGAAGAAGAAGTGTTGCAAGAGTATGTCTGAATAGATGCGGTGTCAATGGTCTGTCAAGTTCTGTCCTTTGACCTATGATGCGGATTATCCTTTCAACAGCTTCTTTTTTCAATGCTCCATGAGGCTTACGTTCACTTACAAATAGGTATTCTGATTCGTCATCTCTGGATTCAAGATACTGTCCTAAAAGAAGTTTGCTGCGAGCATTTAGGTATACTTTTCTATGCTTATTTCCTTTCCCCAAAACAATCACTTCGCCTTTGTAAAAGTCTATATCTGCTTTCTTTGCACCACATACTTCTGTAACCCTGGCTCCGGTACTGTACAGAAATTCAACTAGTGCTTTTTCACGTACGGTTTCGCAAGCTTGCCTGATTTTTTCCAACTCCATATCTGTCAGAGGTTGTTTTTCAATGCGTTCGTATTTGATATTTTTGATAACTCTGCACGGGTTCTTGCCTATATATCCTTCGTTTGCAGCCCACTCGAAGAAAGCGTGTATGGCAGTTCTTCTGCTATCAAGTGTTCGATTACTCAACCCTCTGCTCTCCTGAGCGTTATACAGATATACGCGGATATCATTTGCAGTAATGTCTTCTGCGTTTTTATTGACTGTGAAAAAGAAATCATTCAGATAAAGATTGTAGAGTTCGAGAGTCTTTTTACTCAAACCCTCGATTTTCCTACTTACAATGTAAGTTTTGTAGAAATCTGGCAAATATCCAGTATACTTTACAACTGCTGTTTCTCTTTGACTGATATCAAAATCATTTGCATACAACGCCAGTTTATTTCTGACTGTTTCAAGATATTCTTCTGGAATTTCTCCATACAGATTTGTCATGAACCCATTCACGAATTTTTCTCTCATAAAAAATACCCTCCTTTTGGGTTCACAAAGGGAGAGTACTGTGCTATAATATACCCGTACCCTTTGTGGTGCTTGGAGTTGGACTTTTTGATTGGTAGTCGGGAGTCCAGCTCCTCTTTTTTGTGTTCTGTTATAGTGATTATAGCACTGTTCGCTCTATCTGGATAGATATTATAGTGAATTTATGAGAGATTTTTACTTAACTAAAGCCCTCGTCCCAAAAGGCCATGAGCCGTAAACCCTTGTAAATACAGGGATTTCCTCGTATCTATTGCTATCACCAATACCGTCCTCTTTAATTAGCTAATTTAGGATAATCCTAAAAATCTTTGCTGAATGATTTTTGCTGCTAGTCGTCCATATCGTCTGCCTCCGATGTCGTTCGGATGAAGCAAATCGGTTGTATATGTGTTGCCACCAACAAAAGTATATGGATCGTCTGCTGTACCGCTTCCTTTTAACCCTATCTGAATTGTATTCAGATTGCCTTCTGCGTGCCAATCAATTACTGTACAGGACAATATATCCGCACACTTTCTTTGCTGTTCCGCGATTTTTCCATAAATATAATTTGGGTCTTTTGTAAAATAATTCATATGACTAGCGGTAGTGATAAATAATTGTGCATCAGGAAATAATCCGAGAAGTTGCTCGACAATATAGCGATATGCCCCTGCAAAACAGGTACGATTTACCGCATCTAAATCAGGTTTAACGTATGCTGTAGTTTGGCTAACTGTCGTTGCATCTTTGTAGTATACATTTTCTTTCTTGATTAAAAATTGATCAAAGTAAGTCGCAACTGCATCTTCAGAATCAGGACTATCATTCATTCCACCTTCGATGATAATAATATTAGGGAATTCATTTTTTGTTCTATAAATTTGGGATTCTCCTTCATCTAAATCTGTTCCAGCCATAAGCCGTTTCAACTTCTCGATTTGCGAAGCTACTGTATTCTTGTTGTCGCCATACTCACTTAATGGTCGAGCCGTATAAGGATATTGTACACGATCAGCCCACCTATCGCGTATCGTAGCTCCAGTAACACCGAGATTAACGAGACTGTCGATCTTCAACATTTCCTCCATGCCGCGAACCCAGCAGCCCATATTAGAGTAACTATCGCCCAAAATTAAAATTCTGTATCCTGCATCGTTAAGTGCGATCTCTGCATTCCTGCCAATATTGTTAACTTTTTTTCGCGTGATTATAACATATTGATCGTGGTAATGGTCATTATCGACATGTTCCATACACCAACGAATATAATAACAACCCTTCGGAACGTTTTCTTTTCCAGCTACAGGATATGGATTTTCCCACGTTCTTTCATTTCCGCTAATATGTTTGATATAATTATAATTTCTATCATAAAATATAATTATTGGAATATCATTACTCCACGTACTACATTGATATACAAGTTCATCTCCTTCTATAACTGGAATAATAGGCGAAAGACGATATTGCAAAGTCGGTACAAAAACTCCATCTGTCGTAAGATATCCCGTTTTGTCCGATTTATCAACATCTTCGTAGGTTAGTCTTACAATTTCATCTTCTACTTGCGGACTAAGGTTTTTTAGTATCGTAGTGCTATCTGCCACATCTGACAACTGGTCATTGATTTTTGATATATTTTTGTAAATTTCTGATAATTGTGTTTGGCTACCTATTTTTACAAAATATCCATGCACCCATGAGTTTTTTACAAATTCTTTTAAAGTAATTAATAGTTCTACTTTTTCGTAATTTGTATCTAATTCGATAAATCTTCCTTTAGCAAACCAGTTTCCTGTTTCAGTGAAGCAACGTCCACCTTATTCTGCTCGATCTGCTGTGCCTGTTCTGCGGTGGCTCCGGGCTTGACCGGATTCTTTTCAAGGTATTCATTTACCATGTTTTGTATTGTGGTATCTGCTCCTTCTTTTGTCAAATACAAAGACATATCAATCGGGGCGCCCATAGTATCCCATACTACCCCATTCCACGCCACGTTCATTCCTGCTTCGCCGTAAATAGATTTAGACTCGATATTGTACATATCTCCGATATCCGGGTTTAATGGAAGCAAATCAGCGGTTTCAACTGTACCTCTATACCTTACAGGGCTGTTTAACTTTGCTTCCATATCAGAAATCTGGCGTTTTAAAATTGCATATACTTTTTTTGCTGTTAATGCCATGCGTTTCTCCTTTACAGTTTGTACCATTTGTCGGTAGGTTTGTGATATTCGTATAATTCAGAAGTATCAAGGCACAACGCCGAAGAACCGCTCTGTACATAATGTGGGAGCTTTGATACGTCCTTTGACAGGCCTTCATAATCACGAACCATACCTTTTGCATTTGTACACACCCAACTGCCTAAATCCGGCAATTCGTCGCCAGGATTATACTTGATGCCGTCGAAAATAACTGTGTTTTCTGCTTTTGCCATCTATGCAATCATCCTTTCTGCCCCGATAGGAGCCACATATGTGAACTGGTTTCCTAGTATATCTCTAGCTGTGCCAATAACGAAACAAGAATAGTCAGCTAGAAGATTGCAACACCATTCTTCTGCGTCAACCCAATACCGTTTCTTGACCATGCGGTGAAGCTCTGGTAACAGACCGTAGCTGAACATCACGCAATGCCCTAACTCATGGATAAACACACGGTTCAGAAGTTCCCCATACAGATTATTTGCAATTGAAATTATCATTGTGGAATAATCCGATACAGCAAGCGTTCTCTGCCCTGTACGGTCAATCAGAACACTATCATGGGGCGAAACAAAGCGAACTTTCCATAAGTCCCCGTTCATATAAAATTGTCTTAGCATGGTTTATCACCATCCTTTTCTCAACTAAAAAGCCCCTGCTACATTTCTGTAACAAGGGCAAAATTTAATTCTTATTTGTTAATTCATCTGCTGTATCAGACGAGTTAAGTCGGTTTTCATCGACTGTCTAAGAGTCGCGTCTGCATCTGACCACATCTCTGTAAGATTACGGATAATGTCAGATGTATACTCTTTCATGGAATCATCCATTTTTCTCTTAGATTCTGTATCATTGGAATCATGGTAATGTCTGCGATTCTCGCTGTATCTGTCATAGCTTTCGCCATATCTGGACTGTTTATGGTTCATTCCATCCATTCTCATATCGCTACGGTCTGGATGATAGCCCATGCGGTACATATTACGTTCGAACTCCGGATTGTTCAGATATTCTTCCGTCCAGTCATCATCTTCCATGTACAGATACGGCTTGTATCCCATGCGACTTCCTTTGCCTTTCGGAGCAAATCTGCCATTGGAATAACGATACCTGTCATATCCCATGCGTCCAAGATATTTCTCTTCCTGTTCGCATTCGTCCATAGCTTCTACGATTCTGTAATCTTTATCTGCACAAATCGCACACTTTACAGCTTCCATGCAGTCTTTCAAATCGTCCCAGTCTTGAGCGCTAAGATTATCAAAGCCATGTGTTTTGGCTTTTTCCATAGCCCATTTTCCCATTTCCATTGCAACTTTATGCATTACAGTGCCCCCTTTCTAACAGCCTGTGTAACAGGTGTGTCTGTTGTTGGGGCTGTACCGTTAATTGATGTCAAATTGTTGCTCGGACTACAAGCTGGATTTCCTAACATCTTGAATACTCCGCCAGTTGCACTTGTAGCTACTCTGGTTGCGTACTTCGTTCTGGTTCTTACGCCACAAGCTGTAACCTGTGCACAGCAACGATTCTCTAGCGGATACAAAGTTGTTCCTGTTCCTATCTGAATCATTACCGGAGCATTAATTGTAGTGGCTTCTGGTATGCTTTGTGCGATAACAATGCAATACTTTTCTCCATTGTTGTAACTGCCTGCCGGAAGTGTGATTACAAGATTGCCCCCTGTAAACGCAACAGCTTGGCTGATTACAAGATGATTGCAAAGTTTACAAACATTTTTACAACTCATATTTTTACCTCTCAATCAAATAAGAGGTGAGCCGCAACCCACCTCTTAGAATTTAGTCAACCTCTAAGGGTGAGTTACTTAGCAGCAACTGTTTCCATATCCGTTGCATCCTGCGTATGCATACGGAGCCGGTACCTGAAATGCAGGAATCGGGGATGGATTGATTGAATTGATTAATCGCTGCGTCTGTGCATTCATTTCAGTTACAATCAGCGCGGACTGGCGATCCTGAGATGCAGCACGCTTCAGATCAGAGTTCTCTGCCTGCAATGTTGCAATCTTATCATTCGTCAAGAAATCAAGGATTGCTCTTGTATTGCTGTTCTGATTGTCCAGAATATCTCTGGTATTGTTGTTCATTGTGTTTTGAAGAGCACAAGTGTTGGTAGCTAAGTTGTAGTTGATGCCCTGTATAGCTTCTCTTGTTTCGCAGCAACAATTTGCTAACTGAGACTGTAATGCATTTGTGTTCTGCATATTTGCTACAGTGTCAGCATTAATTGCCTGCTGAACGCCATTGAAGCCCTGAAGCATTCCAACGTTCGCACCGTTGAAACCGCTCTGCATGGTATTGTTAAGAGCATATGTGCTATCGCAAATACCCTGCTGAATACCTCTGATACCGTTCTGAATATCATTAAGAGCAAAGCCCTCATTGATATCCGCACGTGTAGCCCATCCTTGGAATCCAGCGCCATTTGCACCGTTTCCACCATTGCCGCCGAAGCCGCCGCCCCAGCCGCCAAAACCTCCCCATCCAAAGATGGCAAAGATCAGGACGAGCCAGATAAGTGAAAAGCCATCACCGCCCCACATGTCATTGGCGCGATTATTAGAGCCTGTAGCGGCAGCAATGTCACTAAGACTGTAATTTGAACCATTCATCATGTTTTTGGTCTCCTTAAATTTTATTTACAATAGGAGACATCCGCGGCTGTCGTCCCAAATTGTAGCGATTTTTAATCACCCAATTATGGGGAAATATTATAATCCAAGGAATTTCTGTATAATTCCATCTGGTGATAAATGTTTTTCATTAAACACATTTTGCTGTATTTGATGTAACTGATCTGTATCACCTTTCTTGTATAAATCCAATGCATTTTTCAATGTCGGATTATTTCCTGCAAATTTACTCATGTCGTTCATCATGTTATCAACACTTCCGAACCTCTGAGAAATCATTTTCTCAAATTGCTTTTTCATCATGGCATTAGGATTGAAACTCATCTTTGCTTACCTCCGTTCTGCTTAGATACCGATGTCTCCGACATTTGTGTCGGGAACATGTTTTTTATTTCAGAAATCTCAGAGCAAACATCGTTTCGAAGCTGATTAATCATAGCAACTAGATCAACCTGCTTTGGTTCTTCCTGTTGCTGCTCTGCTTCTGGATTGACAAGTCGGTAAACAAAAATTTTGCTTCTTCCGTCTGCTTGTAATTGTTTCCTGTAGACTTCTGTACCATCTGTTTTTGGATAATAAACAGGATTTCCAGACATATCTACATCTTTTGCTTTTACAGTATCAATGCCATCAACCATCTGCCCTTGAAGCATAGGTGATTGTGGAACTGGCTGTAACTGTTGCATCTGCATTTGTCCATATGGCATTGCCTGTTGATAGTTATTCTGTAATTGTGCCAACCTGTCTTGATACGGCTGTATTTGTCCGTAAGGGTTGCTCATCATTGGCTGTTGCGGATAATACGGATAGCCTGCCATAATCTGTTCCTCCTGTCCGGGATTCAAGAATCATATCCATATCATCTATAGAACGATGCTTTTCCCATATACCCTCGTAAGGGTTTCTTAATATAATCATTACGTTTTCTCCTATGATTATATTATATAGGAAGGAACACTGTATTTGAACGTCACTATTTCGCCACATTTCCGCCATTATACAAAGAAAAGCCCCGAATATACATCGGGGCAACTTTGGTAATTTTCTTTTTTATTTTTCTATTGATTCGGTCTATGGTTCTGGGACTGTACCCCATTAATTCAAATGCTTCCCATAATGTTTTTTCGCCATAAGCCCGTAATCGAAATAATTTTTCTTCACGTGAATCAAAACCTGCTTCTTGCAAGTAAAATTTTCTTTCATCTTCTGAAAAATCCGCATAATTCATATAACTCCACCGTCCTCCCTTACAAGTGGAATCGATTTGTTACATAGGAAATACACCGCTCAACATAAATCCTACAACTGCTCCCACGACTGCTGTTATAATGCATACAATAATGGTGTCATAACGTTTGCCAGGGACTGCCATGAGAATTTTTAAATTGTTGTTCATCTCATCGACTGTTTCTTTGATATGATCTAAGTCATTGCTATACAGGGCAGTCTTCTGTTCGAGTTTATTAATTCTAGAATAAAATTCCTTGTGTCTTTCAGACTGCTTTTCCTGCATATCATGAATATTTTTTTCAATTTCTTCGAAGCGGTGATTGTTAAAGCACTCATGTTCACATCCCATCGCTTTTCCTTTCTTTCACTCCCTATAAGATTTTTGCTCTTTCCCTACTTTAACGAGCAACCCTGCAACGTGCCGGGAGGAAAAACACATTGCGTTCCATCCCATCTTTTTTAATTGAAACTTCCAGCAAAAGGAAAAACACCATGATTAATATAAATTTCGGTTTCAGATTCCCAACTTCTATTTACAGAAGATTCAGAATGTGATCCTTGGAACTCTGCCCCCTGTTTAACCAGAAAGTAAAGCGCCAAGTCAAAAATACAATCATAGCATTTTTTCATGTCGTTTTTGATTTTATCATCAGTGTAACTAGAGGGGTAATTTCGCTTATTTTTAAATGAACGAATTGCCCGATTTACAGAAAGAGTGAGTATGGACTCAGATTCTGGATTATCTGCTAAATAAAGTGATAATTCTTCCATAAGTTCTTCATTCATTTAATTCACCGCCTCTTTCTGCGTTACTGCTGAGATAATATTTCAGAAATGATACCAGCCTTATTTGTTGAGGTCAGGGCATAGCCATTATCACTTGCAAGCTGTCTTAACTGTGGCACAGTCATATTAGACAGCTCACTTTCTGCGTATTTATGTGTTGATTCTTCTGATTCAACACTTGCTACAGACGGTGATTGGCTGTTCACATTGAGACTATGCCCGCTTATTCCCCCTTTGTGCCGATAACGATACCGCCATTAGCTTTCGGAGCAACCGGAACGAATATACCGGACGCTTTTGTCCATACTGCAACCGGATCCTGTGTAGCCCACATGGACAGTGTTACGAAAGAACGGTTTTCTTCCTGAATGAACTGTCTGTATTCAAGTTCCTCAGGCGTCACGCCCCAGAGTCCTGTACCGAAAGAACCGTTTGCATCTGCTTCATACAGAGTAAATACATCTTCTTTGAAGTATCTGCCTGTTTTAAGAGAACCATCTGCTTTTCTGAAGCGGAATTTCTCATCGCAACGATCAATTGTGATTCCGTATTCCTGCATAAGCAGATTTGCAAGTTCCTGTTTTGTCAGAAGACGTTTGTTATCTGCTCCCAGAACTGCTGTCTGCATAGCAGTGTTATTTCTCATGTAGTTAATCATTTTGAGAGAAGTAAGGGCTTTATTAACTACATAACCATTGTCTTCTGCTACAGCTACCATTTTCTGGATATCTCCCATGATATCTGCTTCTGGTGTAGCCCAGTTGGTAAGTGTTACTTTTGCAGTTGCTGGAACACCATAATTGATTCCCATATCAACATGATTTTCTTTGATTGTTACAGCACCAGTAGAAAGGAACTGACCTTTCATGACATTTGCTCTTGCAACAACGCCTTCAAACAGGTTAGCTGCATCGTCAAATACAAAGTTTTTCAGTGCTTCGTTGTCCGGCACACCATTTTCGATTGCCTGACGTAATCTTTCAGACTGATTGATTTTTCTTTTAATGAAAAGTTTTTCAGTCAGTACTTTTTCGAATCCTGGTCTTGTACCGATTTCTGCTTCAGTATCAAGAGCATGAACAAACGCTACTTCTGGAAGTCTCTGTCCGGCCATAAGTCTGTAATATTCGGCTTTCAGATATTGTGTTTTTATATCTGGAAAAATAGTATCAAGGATACCAGGTCTTTTTACATCAAAACTCTGGGAGAAATTAAGTCTCTCTTCCTCTGTGATGGATTCTAAAACATTAAATGGCATTTGTTATACCTCCTTAATATACTGGATCTTCTGTGACCACAAAAACGATACCTGATTTCTCAAGTTCAGTTTTTGCAGTTTCATCAACTGTTACCGGGAGTCTTTTTTCAAGAACACGACCTGCAATAATCACAGAAATCGGTCTTTTAGCATCATCTGTCATATCAACATCTTCAAACACAATGCCGATTGCGCCTGTTGCATTTGTCGGATATACAGAACCTGCTTTGATGATTTTCTTAGTTCCAACTGTTTCAGCATTTGTCTGATCTGCTGTGTAAGTTTTGAGTACTAATCCAACCTCAGATTCAAGGATGTTAGGTCTGGATTCATACTGCTCAGTTTTCATAAAAGCCATATCTTTTTCTCCTTTACTAAAATTAAATATTTACCGGGGCATTATCATCTGCTGCCTTGGCTTCTTGATTCATTCTTGCTGAGTACGCTTTTGCATATTCAGATGCATCACTTTTCTTTGTCTCGTTACTGTCGCCAGCTCCACCACCCGGATTAGGCGTGTTTTCAAGGATTTCTTTTTCCCATGCAGCTTTTGCAGTATCGAGAGTTGTTTTATTTACTTCGGAAATTCCATCAACAAAAGTCTGTGCTTCTTTGAGTGCATCTTCTTTATTCATATTGGAAAATGCTTTGATTGCTCCTGCGTAGGCATCACCTTGCATTCCTGCATTAGCAAAAATGAAAGTGATTTTTCCTGTCAGTGCTTCTCTCTGGGAAGTTGCAAGTGCGGATTCAAGGTCAGAAATTCTTTTCTCGTTTGCAGCTTTTTCTTTCTGGCGTTCCAGTTCTGCTTTCTCAGCGTCTGTCATATTCTGCTGTTTCAGCTCTTCCAATTCTTTTTCAAGGTCTGCTGCCTTGTTGGCTTTTTCTTGTAATGAAGCATTTTTGTCTTTTTCTTTCTTTACTTCTCCTGTAACGGAATCAAGGTATTTAGACACCTGTTCATCAGACGGCTCCTCAATTCCCATACCGATAAGTACTTGTTTTGCCTGTTCTCTTGTCATGAAATCTCCTTTCTTCCAGACCAACACGCTTTGTTCACACGGTTCGCTCCGCACATGATCTGTACCCGATTTGCGCTCACGGGCTGTTGCAATATTTTTGAGTATTAAAAAAGGAATCTCAGTTTTCCAAGATTCCTTAAATAATTGATGTAAAAACGTCTATTCTTCACCAGTGGAAGAAATTGTTGCTGATTGATTTTGAATTGATTTCTGACTAAAATCTTTAATCAATTCTTGTGCTTTCTTCATTTCTGCGTCTGGGTTTGCCAGTTCGGGATAAACAGTTCCAAGATATGGTAAGCTCATTTCATATACCTTTTGCGGATCGCTGAATAATCCACAAGTAATCAATGCAATAAGCGGGTGAATTTTATTCTTAAACAGATAATCAAGTGCCTGTGCTTTAACAAGCATGTTATCTGTTGGGTTTCTGGTGATTTTGACATCAAAATCTCTGGTAGAAATCTTGACATCATTGGAGGTTTTGCGAATGATGTTGAGAATAATTCTGACAGAAGCTTTTTCGGCTTCTTTTGTAAATGCTTCAACAAGTTTTGCATCTCGCTCTGCAAAATCCCATCCATTACGCAAATATACAGCATTACCAGTATCACCACCGGTGTTGCTCTGGCGGTTTGGCATTGCTTCTACAATCAGCATATTATTGTAAATGTCGTCTTTAGCAACTTGGCTCTCCGACTGGTTTAATTCCGCAGTCATCAAGTCAACATCTGACTGAACACCGTTTCCAGCATCTTTTACAGATATTGCTCCTAGCTTGACCATTTTCAAAAATTCATTCTCGTCAACTTCACAGTTTTTGAATTTCATAAATGCTTGAACAAACTGTTCAACACCGTTTAATCTATCCGACTGATACTTGTTGATCGCATCAAATGCTGTAATTGCAATTTCGACATCAGATAGCCGGTCATGGTTGTTTGGATACTCGATAATTGGGATTCCGCCAAAGCCATTAATGCCGCTGACGGTTACTTGTCCGTTCTTTATCTTGAAATATTGATTTGAAGAATAGCAAAGATAATATTGCTGATTCTCTTCATCTTTCAATATTTGAACAGATAGCATTGCTTTTCCTGTGTTTCTGGAATAAACAATATAAACATCTCCCGGATACGGAATAAAAATTCTAAATGGTGGTAAATCACGGTCTTTTGTCCAATCGTCTTCTCGTAGAATTGCTTTGTATGCAGTTCCTACGGCACTCTGGTATATTCCAAGCTGAATATTTCGGGCATCCGCATTTGCTTCGTCCAGATAATCATTCAGCAGGTCGACCTGCTCATTTATCTTTTTATCTGCTTTTTTCTTTTTGCAGACATATTGAATAGGTTCTCCATATATTTGTCCTGCCTTAAACTTGACAACTTCCAGAGCGTGATTTTCGACAACTCTGTTATTTACTTCCGGTCTCACAAGCTTTTCCCGATATAAGATTGGTTGGTCGCCTTTGTAGTACCGATAAAGATAATTAATCATCATTCTGTTTCGATTATGTGTACCAATCGTATCAGATAGAACTTGAATAACATTTTCGGTAGTAATTTGAGCTACGCCAGTGTAGGCAGTTTTTCTGCCAAAATCGCCTTGGCATAGGTCAACAAAATTGCTTTTGTTTCTTCCCACTGCCTATACCTCCTGTTTTTGAGCATGAAAAAAGCACCGAGTTTTCACCCGATGCTTCATACATTTTCATCATATATTATACATAATCGGAAAGTTATATTCAGTAAGAAAAGGTGTTAACTTTTGAAATTAAGCATTTCTTTACGTAATTTACTGCTTTCCCGTGAAATTGTTTAATATATTCTTCATTGTATTCCATTTCATCTGCAATGACAGTTAGCTTTTTTCCCTCTACGTATCGTTTATACAAAAAATCATAATACTGGGGATTTTCCACAGACTCTATAACATCTATAAGTTTCTGCTTTTTCTCCATAAGCTCTACCACATTGTCAGCTAGTTCTCGCTGCGCATCCACCAATTTTGCAATTGTATCGCCTATTTTATCTTGGCTTCCAGAAGTTTGAACGCGTTCAATGCCATACGTCGAAGCACTAATGCTAGTAGCAAGCAATTTTAAGTGTTCGATTTCTTCCAGTTTGTTATTTATAATTTTTTCGTATCGTTGAATTTGATTCAGATACTCCTTTATATCCATACTATCTCCTTCCCCAAAATGGATTCTGCATTGCCGTTGCTTTACCACCTAATGGATTTTGTATGTACTCAGCCATCATAGCCAAAGAATCGATTCCGTCATCATGTGGTACTTTTGCCCTAGTAGTGTACGTAGTTACATTAGCCATAAATAATCCGTAATCAGACTTTGCTTTGTACTGACTTGGATGCAGAAAATAAAAATGTTTTGCTATATAGTCCGAATTTACAAGAATCTTCGTTTCTTTATTTGCTGACGTTGGTTTTGTCTCAATTTCAGCTCGGCACTTTCCGGTAATCATTTTCTGGATATTGTGTGCCACACGGTTTCCGACATTATTTGATTCGAAACGAATCTTATGTGGGTTATGTCTTATCAAAATATCTGCTGTCTTTCTATCCAAAATGTCATAGTCTGTAGTGTCATCAAACACCACATCAGGAAAGAAAAATTTATCTCCGTATTGGTATGCAATCGGTAATGATTCGAAGTCGGTTCCTTTATCTTTTGTATCGCATATCGCCCATATTGCATCTGCATTTTTATCTGGAATGATGATGTATTCATCCGCGCATCCATCCGGCACGTCTTCTTTACTGAAAAAGAATCGTTTTAATTTATCCGGCGGTAATAATAATCCCTCACGTTCTACCGGCTGTTGCTGATAAAGACAGTTGTAAGAAATTTCATCCATGGATTCTTTAGCATCATTGAAATATTTCTCTGAGAATCCATTTACCGTAAACAGAAAATTGCTCTTTCCGTTTTCATCAAGTGCTGGAACTGCAATAAACCTTGCCCGTGGGTTTCCGGCATATAGTTGTTGCAGTTTTCCGATAGGGTCATGTACTGACCATCTGGTGGCAATATAAAACTCTTTGCATCCCTCAAGTCTACGGGAACGCAAGTCATTTACCACTTTTGTCCATAAGGTATCAAGTCGGTTCTTATTCAAAGCTTCCTCGATACCAGACACAAGGTCATCGGCAGTAAGAAATCTATTGCATCTAGTGGCACCAGTCAAAGAGCCATCAATAGAGCGAAATGTCCATGTCTTAAATCGTCCGTTTCTTTCGAGATTGACTGTAGTTTCCTTTGCATTTGTTCCTTGGATTTCTACGTTAGGGAATACCTCATGCCACGTGTATTCCACAGGATCATTGATAATTTCCAGAACACCATCATAAAGGGAACGTGTCAGAATGCTACTGTGTGCCGAAGACAGGTTAAAGTCATTCGGGAACCATCCACCTACCAATGATAAAAAGAAATCTTCCAGAGTACTCTTGCCACAACCCGGAGGTACGCTTAATGCAAATATATCTAATTTATCATCCATCAGGTCTTGCAGTGAACCTATGATGTTATGCTGTAAGAACACATTTCTTCGTGGTTCGTAGAATCGTTCTTTCGGGATTCGGTTCTTTTCAAGGTAAAGGAGTCCGCTGTCAACCTGATAGTTTTGTGCTTCCAACAGCAAATATTGCCAGTAAATATCGTCAAATGAACCACTTCCTGTAACTGCTGCCTGCTTCGCGGCTTTATTATGAGCGTACCGGCTGACTTTCATTGCCATATTCCGTGCATCTGGATTCTCATTAAAAAGAAGGTCAATATTCATATTCAGAAGCAAATCAAGACAATCCTTCTGATTCTGCAAGACTGACATATCATCATTGATAATTCTATTTAGTATTGCTCGATACCATTCAAGCGAACCTTCTGTATAATTGCTCATAAAAAAAAGAACCAGACCTCCCCTCTTGTTTTAGGTTTTAGTCTGGCTCTCATGTGGCTCTTTGACTGATTTAATTATTATTCAGCATTCTCATCGGCTGTCATATCTCTTGTATCTACGATGGTAGAAGTGTTACTTCCCTGAATCTTCGGAACTTCACCATTCCATTTATCAATTTTCTGTTTTTCAATCAGTTCAGGGGTAAGCGATTCTGCAATCTTTCTATTGGCTTCCGCTTCGGCTTCTGCTTTAATTTTAATTGCCTCAGCCTTACCTTCCGCATCAATTTTTGCCTGTTCTGCCTGAATAGCTGCTTTTTCTTTTTCCTGTTCAGCAGCAATCAGTGCAACTTCTTTATCTTTATCGGCTTGTACTTTGGCTGTTTTAGCTTCAATATTGGCCAATTCAAGCTCTTGCTGTGCATTTACTTTCTTTTGGATTGCAGCTTGTGTTTCATCATCAGTGGAAATAGAAGTAAAGTTTACTGTATCAATAATGATTCCGTATGGTTCAAACTTCCGTTTAAGGTATTCGTCAAGTGCTTCATTCAGTTCCTGACGCTTATCACCAAAAACATCTGTTACTGGATACTTCGCAGTTACTTCCTGCGTCCATGCTTTCATTTTCGGCTTAATAAAGGTGTTTTTCACAGATTCCCCGGATTGACCTTTGAACTGAGTAAATACATCAGTTACTCTGCTCTGGTCGAATTTATACGAAAATTCCAAATCAACCAAAAGAGATTTGCCATCTGCCGTTGGTGTCTTGAAACTTTCGTCTTTTGGAGAATCGCCTTTATCTTCAGATGTAAGATAAGACTGTTCGATTCCAACAGAATACAGTGAAGTTTTTACTGTAGGTGAAATTAGATGCCATCCCTGTGTAAGTACATTCTTAGAGATTCCTCCGTTCATTTTGTACTCGACCGCAATGTAACCGGCAGGAACCCTTACACTACACTTTGCAGTGCATATAAGTCCTGCAATGATCACAACAGCTAATCCAATTCCACCTAAAAGTCCTTTTTTTCATTCTTTGTCCTCCTCATTTTGACTTTCATCTTTATTTAACTCATCAATAGCATTTCTGCCAATGTGATTCAATAATTTACCTAGTGGTTGAAATAATTTGTAAAGCAGAAACCATACTGCCACTGCCCCACATATCACTAGAAATATAAATACTGGATTCATACATTCACCTCACAATGCTTCTAAATAAATCCCGCCACTCGTCTTTTTTATTTATATCTTCTACTCGCTCAAACATGAATTTAAGTTTATATATTCCAGATCCTATTGTAGCTGAGTCTATATGCACGAGTTTGAATTTTCTTTTAAGATATCCAATTTCAAGAATACATTCTTCTGGAAGTTGGGTGTAATTCATGACGCATTCTACCAAAACAATTCGTTTATCTTCTTCATGATGTATTTCAATGTCTGCCAGTGCATTAATGATTTCTTCATCAATAATCTTAACGGGATAATTCACTGCACCATATTTCATATATTCACCTCAGTCTGGAATCCCTAATTGTTTGTAAGTAAATACCGCTGTATACTTCTTCCCGCATTTGTAACAAGTTTACGTAATAGTGCAAGTCTTTTCTTTATCATTACATTTCGATTCTGTATCCGAACTTTTGAGCTTGCATCCACCTGTTAAAAAGCATTTAATCCGTTTTGTGTTCATCTTGTTCTCCTTGTAAAACTTTTCTGATGCAATTTTCAACAAGTATAAAGTCTTTATATGACATACGCATCTCACAATTGTAAAAATGCTTTCCAATTTCATTTACAATTAATTTATAAATTCTAAACTTGGTTTCTTCCGAAAGCTCGTCCAGTTCCACAGGTTTAGTCTTTTGCAGTTCTTCCGCATCGCTGGCAACTATTTTAATAGCATCTTCATCAGGCACTTTTATAGAATCAATAGCTTTAACAATGTCCGGAGTGTTTTTCGGATATATCCCGAAAAATCCGCTGTCCATTCCTTTGAAAAATTCTTCTGGACTTACATCTGGATTATACGAAGGTAATTTCCGATATATTGCAAAGTATTTCTCTTTTTCCTCAGGAGTAAGTACTTCTAATGCAGAGAATCCACTTCGTTTTTGAAATTCATTGCATATATCTGGTGCCGGAAGTGAGAACGGGACGCAAAAATGCTTTGCACAAATTCCACAAATAAGGAATCTGTGGTTGCCGTCTGTTTCAATTTTTGAACACGCACAATCATAACAAGTATTCATACATTTACCTCAAACTCTTTCTTGCAGTTGCTACCTTTGCATTTCAATTTAAGATGCTGAATTTTTGTCTCTGGACTAATCAGAAGTGCTTTCTTCTCGCAAAAAGGACAGCAATACCACAGTTTGCCATTGATGTTCTTTATTAATGCCCGTCCATCCCACGGCTCTGGTGAATTCATTACCTGAGAGAAATCTATTCCCTCTGATTCAAATGCTGATTTGATACTCATTTAAAATCTCCTTAAATTTTCTGCCGATCAAAGCCATTGTCTTTGTTTCTCCAATACGGATATTGCTCTAAGCATTTTCTCATATACTCGTGCGGATATGATTTTGCAAAATCAGCAATTTCTTTGACAAATTCTTGCTGTACTTGTGTCCTGTGATTCTTTTTATCATAAGAGTTCGTTCCAATATTGATATTAAAAGATTCAACCTCGGTGAAAGAACCGTCAGAATTTCGTTGTAAAACTCCTCCACCAACAATAAAGTTTTCTGTGTCTTTTTCACTCATCTCAACTCACCCCATGAGTCTTTCTCAGATTTGCATATCGGTCAACTATTACGTCCAATGCGGTCTGAAGCTGATTGATTGTGATGCAATCGGGCTGATGCCGTTCGTCATACCATTTTGTGTCTGGTCTTGAATCAGAAATAGCTTTTGGTTTTTCTTTCATAGAATCAATATACAATGTCATTTCGTCTATGGATTTATCCATTTCTGCGATTTTTTCTTTCAAATCCAAAATTTCATGTTGCTTTGATTCTCTCTCATCAGCCAACCGAACGATTTCTTCTTTCAACTGATCTACTGTCCAACTCTTCAAATCTTCAATTCTCATGACATCCTCCCTTAAAGCTTAGTAAACATTTCCATATTGTAGTTATCGCGGATATAGTCCACGCATTCAGATAATTTCTCTTTTAGAAATTGATCTTTTGCAATGTCTGGATGCAAGGTATATAATATACAACTGTTTTCTTTTCCGTCTTTCTGAAACTTCTTCCAGTCAAAAGTCATTGTGAACAATGGAATCCTCGTGAGATTTTTTGTCTTGTGTTTGAGCCAATAATTTGCAATTTTCTTAATCATAGATGTACTCCTGTCCAGATAAAAAGAATTTATATTCGGCCTAAGATATCTGGCTTTATTTGAGTCTTGTCAATTTCGACTTTTCGTTCACGAATAACAGTTTCACCAGATACACAATTTAATTCTGCTTCAAACCTTGTTCCGCAATTCATGCAAGTCCATTCCACTAAAGTATTTGCTCGATCTGCCATCGAAAGCTCACTATTTGTTAGAACAATCCTACCTCCACATAGCGGACACATTCTTCTATTCAATAAATTATCTGTCATGATTTACTCCTTTCCTCCCTATGCTTCATCTGGCACTCAATCATCTTTGCTACATTCTCACGTTCCTGTTTTATTCCATGTCCCTGACGGAACAATTTGCATTCGAGGATATTTCCGCATTTGGAACACTCGTCTTTAATTTCTTTTCCTGCTATTCGCATTATTCGTCCTCGCAATAAATTAGAAGGTGTTTGGCAATTTGTTTAAGCTCATTCTTTCCGTATAATCGGATCCCATCTTTTAATCCTCTGTCAATCAGCCAATCTACTAATTTCAAAGGTTGCTTAGGAGGTTCACCATCCTTTGGGGATGCTGCTTCTTTATTGGACTGAATCGTAATTCCATACCATAAATGACGATTCCAGTATTCTAATGCTTCTTGACTGCATCTTTCTTCTAATTCCGAAAAAGCTTTTTTGTAATCAGATAAATCTTCTGCCATTTTCTTTACTTCTTGTTCAGTCATTTTCAATACCCTCCCAACATTCACAACTATCATCAACACATCTAAAATCTGCACAATGTTCACTGTCGCCATTACAGCAGACACCTTCGTATGTTGCGTACCATTGACATGTACAACAATAATCTTTTTCTTCCACAAGCCACCTTCTTAAACAAAAATTCCAGTACACGGACTTGAACCGTAACTAGCCACCCAACGTGGAGTACTGGAAACCAAACTATACCTTAGGAGTAATTTATTCCTACGATGGCAATTCGTAGGAGTTGAAAAGGGAAGATTCGAACTTCCATGTACATCCCATGTCCAAAGACACACACTCGCCCATTACGATGTACTATCCTCTGCGTCTGCCTTTCTATTGTATCGGGTTCATCACCGTCAATAGTTCCGCCACTTTTCAATCAGAGCATTATCACTCAATGCATCAAACGTCCATATAGGAGGGGATTTCCACCCTTTTACTCTCATGCCGCCGGCTAAGGTCACCTAAGTTGTGGGTTCAAACCTATGCTACCACAATAGCGTCTACGTATTCCGCCACTATATGAAATCGGAAAGGCAGGATTCGAACCTGCGACGTCAAGAGCTATGCGCTCTCCGCTCTTCCGCCTGAGCTACATTCCATTATGCTTTTCGATCCGGACGCCAGACAACAGGATAAGCAATAACCTTTTCCATCGTAAAACGCATGAACTAGATGGTTCTTTTAGAATTGCCGACTATCACTTCTCACGGCCCGTGGTCTCATCTCTCTAAAAAGTTTTTTACGCAAACGCCTAGTGAGTTGTACGTTTACGCTCATGCGTAAATCCACCTGAGACATAGGTCGCCTGTATACAAACAGCTTAACTCTAAGCGGATTAAGTTGCAGGAGGCGGATTCGAACCGCCGTTCTCAAGAATATGAGTCTTGTGAGATTCCGTTTCTCTATCCTGCCTGAACCCGGATTCCCGGGTTAGCAAAGTAATTTATCGTGTTATGCGTTCCACTAGGCTGCTTTATGCCGTGCCAGCCCCACGGAGTTGTTTCGGATATTATTATGCCTTTTGACTTTATGTTTCTTGAAAACTCCCTTGTCATCAATGCGCGCTTGTGATGGCTTATTGAAACTAAGAAACATTTATCGGACGGGAAATCAGATCAAGCACAAGCCTATGCCGTTACATACCTTTGCTCATTCTGATTCACATACGCTCATCCGAAAGTTTTTTCTGCCCATAAAACGGATGGGTAGCATACGGAAGAAATGGAAATTCTGAGATTCGAACTCAGGACTTCCCGGTTATGAGCCGGGCGTTCTAACCGCTGAACTAAATTTCCTGAGTAGAAGCAGTCTCCCGGATTGCAGATTTTGAGTTGATTTGCTTCTACTGTTGCGGTTCTTTGCCACCAGCCGCAACAAAGGTCATGGCAAAATAGAGTACCTCGTTTTTACGAGGATTCCCATCCGGGACATTTGAAGCCCCTTTAATCAGCTCCGTTGAGCTAGATGGGTTTTCGTCGGAGGGTCTATGTAAAATAAACCATTGCCAGGTACATGCGCAACCTAGCAAACTGGGCTAGTGGGATTCGAACCCGCGAATGCAGCAGTCAAAGTGCTGTGCCTTACCACTTGGCGATAGCCCTATAATCTTTCTCCTGCTCCGCACCATTACAAAAGCAGGAGAAAGAATTGAATGTGTGATAATATTTTTATTATGTGCTCTACAATTGCAACACAACTTATGTGGAGAATTCAGCGTTTAAATAACTAAGTTGTTCTCTTTTTTTGTAGAGTCATATTTGCTAAATCGGATGTCTCGATCGTTTGCTTGCATACCGCTCCACTACCGGGCAAGCGTATCCTTCCGGTTTAATTATAGGTTTAACCCGTTCTTCGATAATGAACAGGATAATCTGCATTGGAAATGCTAAAAGCATATAGTTACCTCGCTGTGCAAATCAAAGCTGTATTAAGTATCATTCCTGCTTCCATCAGTAAGAAGAATGCTGTGGAAAATTGATTGCCTTTGTAATTCCGACTCATCAAAAATGCAGCTAATGTAGTAAATATCAGAATATTAATTGCCACTGCGATAATGGTTAATGGTAATCTCATTTTTCCTCTCCAATCATGAAATCGAGAATTTTTCTCGCAACATCGTCTTCTGGCTCAAATGGTAATCCACAGTAATTGTAATGCTCTAAAGCCGATTTTAGGCTTGCTTTGAATCCGTGGTAAATTTCCCCGTGTTGCAACAGTTCGTGCCTTAAAACTGAAATTGCATCAGTAATTGATTGAGAAGTGAAACTGATTTGTGCCAAGCACTCCATTTCAATATCCGGCTTTGCCATCATCTCGAATACAAATGTCGGAACCTCGTCAACAGCGACATGGAAATCAACAGACTTTACTCTTGGGACTTTATTCCCATCAATAAAACACTGCGTCCCTCTCCAATCATACGGACTAGGGTTCACAATTCTCACAACAGGCATCTTTAAATCCCCTTTCCTGTGCTTTGCAGTACACCAGAAGATGTTCTGTAATTTCCAAAAGCTGATTTGTGTCGTATTTTGCGAAGGTCTGTGATTTTTTATTCCGTAATGGTGATAACGGACCGAAATTGTCAGGTTCAACAGTTATCGTTGCATTAATCAGCATGGACGCCACGTCAATTGGTTCGTCTGGAAGCGATGCATCTTCTTTCTTTTCTGATTTTGTTTCCGCTTCAACATCATTTCCTTTTAATTCGATTTTTTCCCAAGTATTGCCAAAATCTCTGGTGTACCAGAGATTTTCTCCCTGAACTTTTATCATATTTTCTCTTTTTTCGAATTTCTCATCAGATCCGGCATAAATTTCAAGATATGTATTATCTTCATGCGTTTCGAAAAAAATGTAATATCTTTTCATGCTTCTTCTACCTCCCCGAAGTATTCCCTGTACAATTCATATCCGTTCTTCCCCATTATGGATTTAACAGTATCTTCTTGTTCTGTTCGAAGATCACTATATGTGAAAGCCACTTTTGTAAATTGTACACGGCAATCTTCAAATTCTTCGACCTTATTGCTTATTACAGTCTCTTCTTCCGCAGAAAACCATCTTCCATGCGGTGTTAAAAAATAAATTCTCTTTTTCGATGTATCAAGTGCAATGCATTCTAAACTTGTTTCATCAGAAAATTTCTTTTTCGATACAGATGTATCATATAATTTTCCATCTTCAAGAATGGCTTTTATATGATGATAAACATATGTTCTGCTATGCTCAAAAGGTTTTTCTTCTGACATCTCAGAAGGTCCTTTTTTATTTTTGAAAAATTTTTCGAGTATCAACATGTGCCTACCTCTTTCGGAAATATTCTGCCAGGGCTTCACGGGTGATCTGTGATACGCTCTTGCCGGTTCGGTTCTTCTCAGCTATGAGTTTTCGTTCTAGCTGATACGGTAGGCGGATGCGGATGGATTCGCCCTGTGGATTGCTATAGGTTTTTCTCATATTGTCACACCGCCTTTCTCGGACGGCCTTTCGCCATTTTAGGAGTATTCAATGCTTCTTCTACAGTCATGCCTTTTTGATTATGCCTATAATTAAATGTTTCTACAGGAATTCCGTATTGCTTACAAATATCAGATTTCGGTACCATTTCCCCTCCGAACAAAATCATCGCCGTCTTTTTCTTGTTTTTTCGTTTCTTCCATTCGGAAGGAGGTCTTTTATTTTTCTGTTGTTCAACATTAGTAATCCATCGGCAATTGTTGGGTTCATAATTTCCGTTTACGTCTATTCTGTCAATCGTGCATTCTCCAAACGGAGCATTTTCATCATATCCATGTTTATAGGCCCATTCTTTGAATATCGAATAGTCATGCCATTCATCGCATAATTTAATTCCACGTCCGCCATAATTGTAATAGTTAGAAACAGTAATGGACTCGCATCTTCGCTTTATATCCTGCCACACATGATACAGGCGATCATTACTTCCACCATGGGTTCGGCTAGAATCACTATGGTGACATCCACAACTTTTTACCATCCCTGAAACTAATTCAATCGGTCTTACGTTCTTAATATTCCCGCAATCACACTGGCATTTAAACCTTTTAATTTCACCAGGATCATTTATTCCTATCACCGTTAGGAAACCAAAATGTTTCCCGATATAAGTTCCATCGTATTTAATATTCGAAAAATGTTTATGGCACTTCTGATCTTTCCACTTCCCTGCATGCATCATGCTAAAAGAAACATCTTTAAATGCTCCGCATTCTCTACAAACCATACGAATCTTAATAGGATTCTGTTCTATTATTTTTGAAGCAGTGTAATCTCCATACTGTTTCCCTATTTCGGATTCAAGTAGGTCTTTTTTAATTTTTCGAGATTTTTCAAGCTCTGCATTTCGTCTTTTCTTTTGACATTTAGGACATGTCTTTATAAGTTCACTCCATTTATTTCTGCCTTTTATCATTCCTCTCTGGATTTCATTTCCGCATGTAACGCATTTAAGTTTAACTACTCTGGTTTTAGTATATGGATTGTATGAAATATCAATAATTTTGTAGTCACCATTTACTGTGCCAATACGCTTTTGATAAGATTCAATCATTTGAGAAATATTTTCTTTGCTAATTCCGTATGAAACTAACTCTTCTACGCTGTTCATCTTCGGACACTCCTTTAACTTAACTTCTGAGTTATTAAATTTCGAATGATTTGTGAAATACTCAGCCCTGTTTGAAATGATTCCCTTTCAAGTTTTGCTCTCATATCATCAGTGATACGAATTCGAATTGATTCACCTTTGGGATTGTTAGTTGGTCTTCCTTTTGGCATATTGCATCTCCTTATTATGTAGGACAAAAGTAATAAATCAGATTTACTCGGGGTACTCATTAGGCCGTCTGGCTGTTCTTGTGATACCCCCTCCCCGTCCATATTGGTGGTGATATATTTGTTAATATTTTTATCATAGCTTGCAGGTGAAAAGTTATTGTTAATTGTCGGAATATTACATCTATTTGAAAAATCATTGTTTTCCGTATAGATTGCTATACATCATGCACAAATTCGACTGTTATATATGTGCATATTTACTAAATGCTGCCATGTCTACCGCTTTTCGGTCTGTTTGTTCGTCCTCTGCGTACATTTCAACGATCTTGTCTGTTATAACTCCGGCTTTTCCATCTCTGGAAGCTCCAGAACATCCTTGTACTTGTCTGCGATCTGCTGCGCTGTCTGCTGCGGTATTCCCTGTTGCTGTCCTGCCGGAATTGGTGCGGTCTCTGCCATGCCATAAGCAACTTTACAAGCAAATATCAAGTTGGCATTCGTGCCGTCCTGGTTGTGTAGCTTATCCAGCGCAAAGGCTCCGCATGTTTCTTTCCATTTTTTCACCGTTATGCCATGCGTTGAGGCGGTTCTGTAGTCTCCGTTCGCCCAATCGCTAAACGTCATGTTGTTAATTCCAACCAATATTCCAAACATCTGCAACGTAGGTGATATGCCATATCTACCACATACACGTATATATATATTAAATATACTGTCTAATAGTTCTATGTCATTATTACTTGGTTTCTCAATACGATCAGCAATATAAAAAAACATATCAATTCGATTGTTGGCTATATCTTTCTTATACTTTTCTATGCTGTCATAATCTTCTTGATGTATGCATAATACAGTGTTTATATATTCATCTACCAATAACCATATTTTGTTTTCATATACCTCTATATTTTGGGATGTTGTTATAGTATTTGAATTTTTCACTGTATCGCCTCACTTTATAACGTTAATCTATTAAATCATTATAAATAAAAAAAGCCGGTCGGCTCTGGTTCGTTGTCCAGCAGCTAACCGGTTCAGTCCTCCAGCGGTTCGTTCTCGCTTTCGGTCTGTATCTGTATCTCTATTAACAGTATTAACATACAAATTGTTATTCTGTCAACTATTAATTTAAAACTTTTAGTTAATCTCATATAACAGTATATACTATATACAATATTATATTAATCAACTCAGCCTCTGGAATCTAGGAAGGGACAGGGAATATCTATAATTATAGATATTCATAATTCATAATATTAATATATATAATATTATAATAGGGCATTTTGAACACACAAAAAGCCAGACCTTCCGGTATCTAATCCGGCATGATCTGGCTATGTTTATTTTTGTGTTCAGTTACGATCCGCTTTGTCAGCCCTGCCCTTCCTGAGTTCCTCGGCTTCGTTATATCGAACATAACAGAATGATTTCAAAAAGTCAAGTAAAAAATTGTCGTTGACTTTTGGATCGGGTTATGTTATGAATAATTATGTCAGGACTTCGGCGGCAGTTCTGCACCTGTCCTAAAAGCCGCCACAAAAAAAGCATAATAAAAGCCCTCTGGAATTTACCAGGGGGCTTGTTTTTATTAAGCGAACATTTCAAGAAATTCGTTCACATCTTCAATTGTTCCGCATTCCACTTTTTCGCTGTTCGGGTTGTCGCTTCTGTAAAATGTTCCGGCTGCATCTTTCCAGAATGCAAAGCTACTGTCGCTATATACTTCGAATGCCTTTTCTGTTAATTCGCTTTTATTAAATTCATACTTTTTCATTGCTTTCCCTCCCTTTATTGTCTGGGGCGATTGCTCGCCCCTCTGGTTATTCGTTTTCCTTCGTGTTCTCTTTGAGAAGTCCGGCTGAATGTTTTCTAATTTCGTTGTTCATTTCTCGGACTTCTTCAATGGTTTCGCATTTGTCAGTTGCTGTTGTGATCAACCATGCAATAAACTGTAATTGTTTGTCTGTCATGTTGTCCATGTTTTCTCCTTTCTGTAGTCTAATAAGGTTTTTGTTTCCTTACAGCTACAATTATATCTCTAATTTTAGTGAATGTCAATATTTTTTTCACTTATTTTAGAGATTATTTTTTCTCTATCGCTATCAGTTTCTACATATTTTATAATGTCTCTTGGTTGCATTTCCAGAACTGCACAAAGTCTATTAAGATTATCCAAAGAGATTGTTGTATCTCCTTTTTTAAATTTTTGCATTGTTGCTTGTCCGAAAAGTCCTGTATTCTTTGCTTTTGTGGTGTTTACACCGATTTTTGCAAGTTCTTCTATAACATTGATTTTATATTCTAACATTTGTATCCCTCCTGTTCATTTCTTCTATATATAATGTAACTTTTTCGTTTCTGATTGTCAAGAAATATTTTCTCTATTTTTTGTGATTTATATATTGACATTCTCTAATTTTAGTGATAATATATAACCATCAACAGAGAACAATCGACCCGGACACGGAGCCGGAGAAACAGGAGGAAATCAAAATGAAATCAATATTAATTTTATCAATGATCGCAGCGCTTTCACAGGCACCAGCAACAGACGCAAACATCTACGTGATGCCGGGTGTGTACCACGCAAATACAGAAACAGTTACCGACATTCGCAGTGAAGAATGGGGATTTGATAACGAAGAAATCGCAGACGGTGCGAACGTAGTCATCACATTCGACAGCGTTGGAACTTATGAATATACAGACGACATCATCACAGATATTGTAGAGGCAAAATAAAGTAAGAAATAAAAACAAAAAGCCGGTTGAATCCTACCAAGACAAACAACCGGCACCCAACAAAAAATGAAAGGTAGCCCCATTATAACAGGGGCAAAGGTAAAAAACAATGAAAAAAATTAATACATTAGAAATCAGCGCCAAAAGATGGTTTCAGAAATCATATGGAAATACTTATCACATCGTGAAAGCTGTTGTTAATGATGGCGAAGAAATTGTTATATCAAATATCAATTATGGTTACGGCACACACTTTTTAACAACTATTGCTGATCTGCTCCGTGATAAAGGTTATGATGTGCCAGAAGATAATACAAAGGCTCACAGCATGATGGCAGCGTATCCGTACACTGTCGAAGACGTAAAAAGAAAGAAAGATTTGATTTTTTAATAGGGGGTGTTGATATGAATAACAAATATTTAAAATATCTTAATTGGGCAGTCTTTACAATGATTGACCGTTCCACACAGGACGACCGAAAAAGCAAGATCAACGTTGCTGGGGCTTTCAATTATCCAAGCAACGCGGAAGACTTTATAAAAAGTCTTCCTGCGGATCATAAATGGTATATTTTAGATTTTGACCGTCTGGAACGTTTTGAGGAGTTCTACAACTTCGTTCAAGACATCAATGAAGAGTATGGAGAACACGCAATATTTCATATCAATGACGGCAGTTTCTTAGTGGATGAATTAAATTGTTTTCGATATATCCTCGATCTCTGGACAGATGCAAAAATCAAAGAGATATAGAACCATAAAAAGATGCACCGGCGTGCGTGTGCCGGTGCAAATTGTCCCTTTAATTAACCATTGAAAAAGAAAAAAGAAAGGACATTTTGTATTATAGCAAAGTGCGCGGCATAAATCAATGAAAAACATGATAAAAGATTTTACAACAGGTTTTACAATTGCAATTTTTCCATTGCTGTTGGTAGCTCATTATATAATTATCGGATATTAATGGAGGTATTAAAAATGGCGGATCATGAAAAAATTCGGCGAATAACTATTTCCCTAGTGGAGCTGTTCCCGGAAAAGAAAAACCAACTTGAAAAAAATAAATGGTACTACGATCATAGTTATATTAACTATGATGAATGGGATAGAAATATAGAAAATATATTAGATGACTGCTTTTGCAATAAAAATATTCCTTGTTGTGGTTGCTGCAACTCGGAAGTATGCACGGCAACAAAAATATGAGGAGGTAAAAAACATGATTAAAATAGATATGTGGTACAACGACAAAAAGGAACAGACAACGGGGCTCGATATTCAATTTAACGATCTTGGCTGTTTTTATTCTGGTAATATAAGAATTTTTGGTAAAATTGTTGGTGATTATTACGCCGACAGCGTGCAAGAAATTTGTGAAGCGTTTCCGCACCTGGAAAAGAAAATAAATGCTTGTTTGAACTAAATAAAACAATTTCGGGCGGGGTTTTCCTGCCTGTTTTTCTAAATACGGAGGGATTAAGAATGAATAAAACAATTATATCTTTTGTAAAAAAATACAATATGCAATATACAGAAGTAAATTTTATGTACGGTTTGACGGGGTATAGATTCGATTTTAGTTTAAACGATTATAATACAATGAGCTGGTGCAAGTCCATGTTATCTACTCATAAAAATTTAATTGTAGAATCTAACATTTATGCAATGTGTGTAACGGTCTATGATCGCCAGGAAAAAGAAAAAGCATGTGCTTTTTATGAACTGGTAAAAAAGTTGCATGATATTTTTAACTTAGAATATCACGAAACAAAGGACGGCAGCCGGGCATATGATAAAGTTGTCGGATTTGTTGAATTGCATCAGGAATACAAGCCCGCTTTTGATAGTATTTATAATTGATTTTTTACCGCTTTACGGCTTCAGGCCGTCGGCACGTTCACGACGTGTGAAGCGGTTTCCTTTGCGTTACTTTGCTATATTTGCCTTTTAACGACTTTTAATTGTTTCATGGTACATTTTACCACATACAGCTATAAAATCATTTCTAGACTGTTTTACGCAATCAATTAAAAGGATTGACGGAAAATTATAACGGGCGTATTATGTTTATATATGTCAATGTGGATAACTGCCAGCTTGGATTCTGTCCGGGTCTATGGCTGCATCTATTCCGGATCGCTTCGGGCGGTCTTATTTGTGAACCATTTTTACACGCTGATTTTCTGGCAGTCTGTCCAGTTCATGCAGTTCTTGCCGGTTTATTATTCTTGCAAGCGTTTATTTGAGTTTTACAGCCGTTTATATGCTTGCATGTGTATTTTATCGACTATAAATGTAAAATTGATTTTAGGCACGTTTACGGGCTTTATAATTGCATCGGGTTATTGTATTATATCCCGGTTTGCCGCTTTATAATGTTTTAGCGCTGTATTTTGACTTTTAAGCCGTTTTATATCGTAACCCGATAAAGTATAGGCTTATGCCGTTTGAATTGATTTTAGACGCAATTGTGTAATTAATTGCAATGATTCTAATATGATCGCGCGCATCGTCATATATAATATATGCGTTGGTGTCCTTGTCTTCTGATTGGTTAACATTCTAATTAGCTTTTGATTTTTTGGTATCGGATGACGGCATACTTTGCCGCATGTATATTCCTTGATGCACCATCACTTTACTATGAACTCTCACGAGTACTAATTTTCACAGACATTCAAAAAGACCCGAAGCATGGATTTTGAACGAAAAAAATCATTTTTCCATGGATACGGGTCGTTTTATAATTTTTATTTATTTGTGATTTTGCACAAATATTTTTATAGCATCTATTCTGGGGCTGTAGAAAATGCAAATTATTTCAATTTATTCAGATGATCTACTTTACCAGTGCTTCTTTTCTTCTTTATTGCGGTTCCACTTTTCATCCTCTGTTCTCGTTCTTCCTGTTTTCTGGTCTTCGATTTCTTTCTCAATGAGTTTTCAGTACTATACACCATACTTTCCCTCCTTGTCCTTGATCTTCTGACTTCTGGTCTTGAAATTGATAATTTCCACATCCGTATTGAGTTCAGGTGGTATTTTCCCTACAATGATAACTCGAAGCGGCTCTATGTGCCTTTCCATTTCTTTAAAGCCTATACAGAATTCTTCTCTGGATGCTCTGGATTTAATTCTTCCATTGGTACAACATGCTACGGTGCTTCTTTTTGGCACACCATCAAAAGCCCAGTCATAGCAATACTCTGGCGGTATGCTTACGTTCGGAATAACTTTAATTCCGTTCATGCTGAGATAATGAGACAATGCATGATTACGGTACTTCTGCCAGATATTCATTGCAAATGGCATCCCATTCTCTCCCACTGCCATAGAAAAGTCGGGGCTGATTACGCTATGGAAACATTTTAAATGTTCCAGGTATCTGTCTGGATTATTCCAAATTTTTTCAAATTCGTAGTCGTGGATATAAAAATTCACCGTCAGCTTGCGGTGATTCTTAATCTTCGGACTGAAGCTATCCTTGAAATCCACAGTATCTTCGCCCGGATGCCCTGTATATCTATCTAACATCGGTATCTGATATTTTCCGTCCAGTTCTGCTCCTATAATCATGTATTCTCTCATTACATCATATGCGGTATGACTAATTCCCTGTGAGATCATCGTTACCCTCCTGTTATTTATTGACATGATACGTGCGACACTTATTAGCACTTACATAATGCAGTTCCTATGGCATATAGTTTGTGCTAAAATTTTTTCAACTGTATTTCAATATTTCCATTGACTATAACTATTTTTGATATTATAGTTTTTAATATACGGTTTTTGTTTTGCTTGTCAATGTGTTCCCACACATCGGCAAGCTTTTTTATATTATCGTATACAAATTCTTTCTTCTGTGAGTTATCCGGGTTCTTCATCTCGTTTTGTATTTTTAGTTTTAGTTCATCTATACCGGATTCCGTTTCTTTTATCATCTCCAGAACCGTATCATTTCCTTCAGCATAAAGAGTATACAGACGTTTTAGCTTCGTTTTCTCTTTTTGGAGTTGTTTACTCAAAATGTCCAGACAGCTTTCTCTTTCTTTTGGCTTATGCGATGATAAATTGAGGGAAATCTTTAAAATCTCATCTTCAACCTGCTTTTCAATATCTTCTGCCCACTCAAGTGAATTGCTGCAATTCGGATTGTAATTTGGTAAGTATGACATGCCGTTATCCCTTGAATAGCAATAAATTTTATGCTTTCCATGAGTCCACTTCTGATATCTCATCTTGCATCCGCACACTCCGCAATAGCACAGCCCCGTCAAAAGCTGATTCTCGTGATTAACGCAGAAGCTTTTACTTTGCTTACGAGTTTTTCTTAATTCCTGGGCTAATTCGAATACTTTAATATCGAAAATCGGTTCATGTCTTCCCTTATATAGTTTCCCTTTATACGGAATCATGCCAATATTTACAGGACTTGTAAGAACCTGTCGTGTAACAAACTCGCTTTTAAATCCTATCAATTTCTGTATTCGAACATCAGAATAACCGGATATATACAAATTCATAGCTCGCAAAGCCATTTCTTTGCGTTCTGGTATAGGAACTAAGATTCCGTCTTCTTTGCTATATCTATAGCAATAAGGGGTGTTGCCGCCTCCCATCCAATATCCCTGTTTTACTCGCTCCAGCATACCGCCACGCATTCTAAGCAGCATAGTATTTTTGTCAAGTTGCGCAAACACTGCCATCATCTGAGTGTATGCTTGCTCCATTGGGCTATCGTAGCTTACACTATCATGCACACATCTAAAATCCACCCCATTAGGTATGAATACACGTTCAATTAAGTATATTCCATCGACCATGCTTCTTGATAATCGATCTAGTTTAAACGCTACAACACATTTTAATTTTTTCTTTGAGCAATCATTAATTAAGCGTTGCAATGCTGGACGATTCATATTCGAACCTGTGAAGCCATCATCCTCGTACCAATCAGATATAATCAATTGATTTTTTCTGCAATAATTTTCAATATCTCTTTTCTGACTGTCTAATCCATTTCCCTCTTCGGCCTGTTTTTCTGTTGATACACGCAAATACGCAACACATTCCATGACTATTCCTCCTTTGTGTAGAAATGTGCCGCACATATCATGTTACGACACATTTTACACTACAATATTTTTGTGGTCAACCTAAGCATTCAATTATGATTTTAATAATTTCTTCTGGCAGTTCAATTTGTTCAATGTCAATTTCTTTTCCGTCAATCGTAACAATTGCCATATGCTCACCTCTCATTTCACAAAATCAAAAATATTCATCTGTCCTTGTATCTCTTCTATTTCATCTTTTGTAAAAAATTTGCAGGCTGTCCAATTTGGATTCCAGTCAGCATCCAGTTCGTAATTTAAGCATTTGCATCTTTTAGTGTTTTTAAACATCGTGCATTCAAAGCATTGATGTTCATAGCTCGTGCCGCCCGAACGCTTGTACATTTCGCTGATCCTTCTCATAGGCTGATGTCCTTCCATAATTCCGGGCATCTGACAAAGTCATGCTCGCATTCTGCATATATGACGCATTTGTGGCAATCATGCCTACCAATTTGCTTTGCGTATTGTCGTATTACTTTCCTACATATAAGCACCAGTTCTGGCGTGATATCTAATTTTTCGTCTTTGCCCTCCATGCTTTTCTCCTTTTCTTTGTTGCTGCATATTCAAATTTGCCTTCTTTTACGCAATCTCTTGGGTCACATCCTCGACTATGGCCGACCATAAAAATATAATCGCACGGTTGCATTTTCCCTGATGTGCCGTTTGATTTCGGATAGAACTTGCAGTCTGCGCATTGACGATTAGTCAAATTTTGAATTTCTTGTGGTGTTAATTTTTTCCATGGTTTACGCTTATTTTCCATTTCCACCGCCTTGAATCTTTTTGATAAGTTCCTGTTTCATTGCATCCGCTATGTGTTCCCTGACTGATTCTTCAGGAAAAGGGATTTCCAATGATCGCTCTAAAATTCTGTTTGTAATGCGGTCATCATATTTCAATCGGGAAATAGGATAATTACTTGTGAAAATTGTGGTTTTCTTGTCCACATACCGACCATTGATGATTCCGTAGAATTTTTCATTAATCCAATCTTTCCCAGATTCCGCACCAAAATCGTCAATAATCAAAATATCCGCATAAGTTAAATCACCAATCAGCTTATTCTCTGCGTTTTTTCCTCGTTCTCCCCATGTTGACTTTATCTCATCAAGAATTTTTAGGGATGTTGTGAATTTTACCGATTTCTGATACTTTTCTATCATCTCATTTGCCATGCTACATACAAGCCTTGTCTTTCCAGAACCTTTAGTATTTGAATATATGTACAGCCCAATTCCCTGTTTTTGCATCTGAGCAATATTCTCAATCCAATATTTAACGGCTCTGGCTGCCTGAATGAATATTTCTTTGCTTTCCGGCAACTGGTAGACATTGCTTCTCAGATTCGCAAATGTACATTCTTTATACATCTCAGGCATTTCTGCAAATTGAAGTTGATTCTGCAAGATCATCTTCTTTCTGATTCCGCAATGGCATTCTTCACAATACGGAATGCCATTATCGTCCCTTGACCATATCCAACCAGAACCGCCACAATCAGGACAATCAGTCTGCAAATGGAGTGTCTGAGATTTTACTTTCTCCGCATTGATCGAATGGGATAAGCGGTTTGACATGTCTTTGAGCTGTTCTAGTGGTTCCATGCTGTCCCTCCTTGTTGTAGTTTCCTTCCAACGTCTTAACAAAATTATTAGGCTTGACAAACCAGTCAAATGTTATCATCCAACCTCTGTTATTCTCTCCCCGAAGAAAATCACTGTTGCGGACGTTATTGATTGCATTAAGGACTTCATCAATTCCATATTCACGGATTCGCCCTTTGAGTAACTGATATCTTTTTGATGATGGTTTGATATCGCGTATCGGATTGATGCCAACTTCCTGTAATTTGTTCCATTCCTCAATGACACGTTGGACATCAGTCTGACAAATAGTATCTTTAGATACTATTAATTTATTATCTTTCTCTTTATCTATATCTTCTTTCTTATTCTTACTCTGTTGCGTGACGTCACGTGAACTGTCACGTGACAGTTCTTGCTCAATCGCAAGTTTTTGACGTTCTCTCTGTTTCTGCTTCCTGATTCGATTCTGTTCCCTGATTTTGTCCATACCTTCGATATTCTGATGCTCTTCCCAGCCTGGAATTGTAAGTAAATTTCCATCTCGTGTAATCATTCCGAATTTTTCAAGGACTGATAGCGCAAGGCGTACAACACTTTCATCAAATCTTAATTCATCAGCAAGCATTTTTTCATTATACGGAATATTTTCGGTTAAAAAGATAAGCCCGTTCGCATTGCATCTGCCAGCCATTGTAAGAAGCATTACCCAGATCAGAACAATATTGTTTCCTTCCGGCAAGTTTCTGATGTGTCCAATCTTGCTGTTATTGAACATCTCTGTTTCAATTTTAATCCAACTTACTTTAGCCATTTATCTATTCCTCTTCTCCCCAATCTAATTTCTGACCACACTTATCGCAATATTTCCCTTTTGATTTCAGTTTTAACCTTCCACCGCAGTTCGGGCAGACTATAATATTACAATTTTCATAAGCAAGGCTTGCGGTATCATCTGGTTTTGTTTTATCAATCGGCTTCCTCGGAATCTGTTTATCCGATGACTTTGCCCCAAAATCACACGCCCATGCTTCTTTTAAATATTCATCGCCCCAGTCTCCGGTGTTTTCAAGTTCGCCAATGAACAGTAAACGCCGGTCTCTCATATCTGATAAGATGTCTTTTACTTCTTCTGGTTTCATATTAATCTACCTCTTCATCATCAATCTCGACAATTTTTAAGTCTGCAAAATCACAACACATCGCAAACCCATCAATCATTTTCTTTTTAACGCCAAGCACTTCCATAATGTAAGAATTATCCTCCATGATTTTTATTACATCTGATTTTTTGACATATTCAGCCATTCTTCTTCATCTCCTCCAGCTTCTTCACGGGTGAGGAATACTGTTTTACCAAGTTTGCTTACATCGACATCTGTCGTATTAGTACACCAATCAGTAGGGTCTAAATCTTGTTCTGGGTCTGGGCTTCTGTAAGGGAATAACTTTTCATCTGTTGCAAGCGTAATGTAGGCTTTTCCGCTTAACGGGTCGATTCCCAATCCACAATGCACGCATTCAATAATTTCATAATCATAAATAAGATAAACGAAATCTCCTGATCGTGAATATGCTTCTTTACACGGCAATCTCACAAGCAAACCTTGTTCTTCTAAATCTTCATAGGTGGCAAGTTTATCAGCCGCTTTATAATTTCCCTCGTCGCCACTATCCTGCTTTATTATTATGAGCCCGTCATACACTCTTTCTGTTAATCTCTCCATCTACTTCACCTCTCCAAACCAGTCCTGAAATCCTTTCATGCAATCAGGGCATAAATCCAGAGCATTATGTGTGAAATATCTTCTCTGACTATCCAGATTTAATACCATGATCCCATTAGGATTTTTTCTATCGTTTTTAGAATTGTACTGCTCATACAGTTTTCCACATCTATCACATTTCTTTGCATATGCCATTAATCCATTCCTCCTGTAATCTCATCAATACAATCGTTCCAGCCGATCTTATAGCTCGGCAGTTTGCCTCCTGCTTTGAAATACTCGCCGTTATAAAGCCCAGTTAGTTTCATTTTCTCTGGCAATGGCTTCAATGGACACCAATCAGGCTTAACGCTTGTGTCCTTAATATCTTTCAGCTTTCCTCTGCAATACTGTAAATTAAGCATGAATCCTTGCAAATAGCATGAGCGACAGTTCTCTGGCGTATCAATCACTAATACTGATTTACTCATTCAACTCCACCACCTTTCA